GATACAGATGTTGGTGTTGTCCGATTTACAGGCGATGAAAAAGATGGCGGAACAAAAGAAACCTATGCAGAGATAAGAGGTGTTGCACACGATCCCGGTCAAGGATCAGCAAACAAAGGTCATTTATCTTTCTTTGTTCAAGCTGCTGGTGATTTAAATGAAACACTTACACTAGATGAAGCAAAAGTTGGCATAAACCAAGTTGCACCCTCTGCTGATCTACACATAACAGGTTCAGGTGATACAAAAATTATAATTGAAGATGGATCAGATGAGCAGTTTATTACTGCGCACAGTGGTGGTTTAAATTATGGTGTTGTTTCTGGTGATGCTCATACCTTTGTTGTCGATGGCACAGATGAAGTGCAATTCAAAGCTGGTTTTTATGGCTTTGGTGCTACATCAGCCGTTGACGGAGAAAGAGCAGTCATATCAAAAGTGGGAACTTGCAAACTTTTAATAAATTGTACTGAAAACTCCAGTGCGAGAGATGCAGTATTATCTTTGCAAACTACCAATGGCGGATCACAAAACAGAATCAACTTTTTAGATGGTGCGGGTGCTGGTACTGGTTCTGGTCAGTTTTATTACAATCACGATGGAAACACGATGTATTGGATAACAGGTGGCACAGAGAACATGACACTCGACAGCTCTGGTAATTTAACCATTCAAGGCTCGTATTCACCATCAGACGGAAGATTGAAAGAAAACATTGAAGATTTCTCATACGACATTGAAAAATTTAAAGCGTATTCTCCTAAAACTTTTGACTGGATAAACCCAGAAGAACATGGCGGAAGAACACAGCAAATCGGATTCATTGCTCAAGAACAAGAAGTAATCGATGAGCGTTTTGTTGAAGAAGTCGAGACCGATGCAGACAGAAAAGATACACTTCTGCTTGATCAGATTACTAAACAAGATGGCGATGTAAAAGGCATCTCAAAAACATCTGAATTTGTGCAGAAGGATGCCATGTATATCTCAGTCATACAGCAATTAATCGACAGACTAGAAGTTGCTGAAGAAAAAATTACAGCATTAGAAGGAGGCAAATAGATGGCTATTTCATATACATGGGATGTTTCTCAGTGCGATGTTTACCCCCAAAAAAGCGGTAAATCAAATGTAGTCCATGCAGTAAATTGGAAATTAACAGCCACAGACGATGCACATCAAGACAAGGATGGCGTAGATATATCATCTACTGTTATTTCTGTGCAAAATATTGATACTTCGGATTTATCTAGTTTTATTAATTGGTCTGATTTAACAGCGAGTGATGTTCAAGGATGGGTTGAAACTGCAATGGGTAGCACTGAAGTAGCTAGATTAAAATCTTCTTTAGATGGAATGATAACCCAACAAATATCACCCAGTAGTGTAACTAAAACTTTAACATAGTATGGATAAAGAAAAGTTATTTTTGCATGTTTTGCAGATCATTGATCTAGCCACAAAAAGAGGAGCTTGGAATGGAAACGAGCTTCAAGCAGTAGCAACAATTAGGCAGAGCATCGTTGATGAAATAAATGAATCAAAAGATGCTGTAGAGGAAAACCTTGAGACAATCACAAAAGACATCGAAGATAAAGATGACTAAAATATCTGATGTTGAGTTCGAGTTAAACAATCGAATATCAAATGTGCATACAAGAATAGAAAGGCATGAGTCTGTTTGCGCAGAACGTTGGTTAGAAATATTAAATCGTGTTAAAAGAATCGAACATTTTATTGTAGTTACCTTAATTACATTAGTTGCGGGAATGGCTGGAATAATATTCGGTGGGTAACGAAAGGAGAAGATAATTGGCTTTACAAAAAATTATTTTCAAACCAGGAATTAATAGAGAAGGAACTGATTATTCTAATGAGGGAGGTTGGTTTAACTCTAATTTAGTTCGTTTTCGTAAAGGTTTGCCAGAAAAAATAGGTGGTTGGACAAAAAATACCACAAATACTTTTAAATCAACGGGCAGAGCACTTCACGCTTGGGTAAGTTTAGCGGGCACTAAATTTATTGGATTAGGCGCAACATGGAAATATTACATATTAGAAGGCGCTAATTTTTATGATATAACTCCTATTAGAGTAACTACAGGAGCTAATGAAATTTCTTTTGCTAAAGTTGCAAATGGGGATGCGACTCTTACTGTCACGGATACTGCCCATGGAGCGGTTCAAAACGACTTTGTAACTTATAGTGGTTGTGTAAGTTTGGGAGGCAATATTACAGCAAATGTTTTAAATCAAGAATATCAGATTGCCACGATTGTAAACTCTAACAGCTACACAATAGAGGCTAAAGACACTAATGGCGATGAAGTAACAGCAGCAGCTGGTGATTCTGGTGATGGACAGGGCACTATAATTGGCGCTTATCAAATTAACGTAGGGTTAGATGTTTATGCCCCCTCTACAGGTTGGGGTGTAGGTACATGGGGTTCTGGAACTTTTGGAAGTAGTTCCGCACTAGATTTTTCTAACCAGTTAAGACTTTGGTCTCATGATAATTTTGGTGAAGATTTAGTTATTAATCCTAGAATGGGAGGTGTTTATTATTGGGACACTAGTGCAAAAACATTAGGGACAGATAGAGCCGTAGCTTTAAGTGATTTATCAGGGGCTAATTTAGCTCCTACAAAAGCACTTCAAGTATTAGTTAGTGATATTGATCGCCACGTTATTTGTTTTGGAGCAGATCCTTTAAATGACGGAGGAACAGCAAGAACAGGAACGTTTGATCCTATGTTTATCGCTTGGTCTGACCAAGAAAACATTACCGAATGGGAACCAAAAGCAACAAATACCGCAGGGTCTTTTAGACTTTCAGCGGGTTCGGCTATCGTTGGGGCAACTCGTGCTAGACAAGAAACATTGATTTGGACAGATACTTCTTTATATTCTATGAGTTTTGTTGGTCAGCCTTTTACTTTTAGTGTTAATTTAGTAAATGAGGGTGTTGGGTTAGTTGGACCAAACGCTATGATTAATACTCCGAAAGGAATTTTTTGGATGGATAAAAAAGGCTTTTATACTTACGGTGGAAATATTCAACAGTTGCAATGTAGTGTAGATGCTTATGTTTTTGGTGATTTAAACCAAACTCAAAATTATCAAATTTTTGGTTTTGTAAATAAGGCTTTTGATGAGGTCGGTTGGTTTTATTGTTCAGGAGAGAGCACGGTATTAGACCGTTATGTTGTTTATAATTATGAAGAAGGCACGTGGGTTATAGGAAACCTTACAAGAACGTGTTGGTTAGATGAAGGTATTTACCCAGATCCCAAAGCAACTTATTCTAGTTCAGATGTAGGTTATTTATACGACCATGAAACAGGAAACGACGCAGATGGTTCTGCAATGACTGACGTATTTATTGAATCTAGTGATTTCGATATCGATCCTGCAGGAGATCAATTTCAATTTATTAGTAAAATAATTCCTGATATAAAATTTACAGGTTCTGGTTCAACAGGAACAGGAGGACAAACTGCGGAAATTGTTTTGAAAAAACGTAACTATCCAGGAGAAGATTTAACAACAGCTGTTACAGGAAGCTGTACTTCTAACACCACTAAGATCGACACTCGAGTAAGAGGTCGACAAGCGGTATTGAGAATACAATCTAACGATGATAATACGTCAAAAACAGGAATGAGTTTTAGAGTAGGGGCTATGCGACTAGACATCAAACCAGATGGTATGCGCTAGTGGGGAAACTTTTAGAAACAAAACTTCCTGTAGCTTACGGAGAAATTTCTCCAGATATATTTAATCGTTTAGTTAGAGTCTTAGAACTTAGTTTAAACACAAAAGATATAAATGCGACTTTAAATGTTAATGAAACACAAAGAAACGAAAATAAATTTAATTCAGGCGATTTAATTTGGAATTTATCTACAAGTCAGTTACAGCTATGGACAGGAGAAAAATGGGTTGATATTTACACAGGAACAGAAAAAGGACTTGAAGCCTCTGGTGAGATAGGAACCTTAACTGTTTCAAATAAGGGAGCAACCACAATATCTTTATAGGGAGATAATATGCCAAAGAAAAAGAAAAAAAGCAGTAAGAAGTATCACACCACTAAAGACGGCAGACGGGCTAAAAAGGGTCTTTATTATAATATAAATAAAAAGAGGAAGTCTGGTAAGAAAATGCGTAAAAAAGGCGCTAAAGGCGCTCCTACGGCGGCTGCTTTTAGAAAATCCGCTAAGACAGCTAAGAAAAAGAAAAAGAAGTAATGCCAGCAAAAAAGCGCAAAAAGACTAAAGCGATACGAAGAACTACTGGCAAAGGTGGAAACTACCGTCCTACTAAAAAGGGCGCAGGCATGACTAAAAAAGGAGTCAAAGCCTATAGAAAAAAGAATCCTGGATCAAAATTAAAAACAGCGGTTACAGGAAAAGTTAAAAGAGGTAGCAAAGCCGCAAAAAGACGTAAGTCTTTTTGTGCTCGGTCAAAAGGATGGACGGGCAAAAGAGGCAAAGCTGCTAGAAGAAGATGGAAATGTTAAATGTACGAATATAATTGTGAAATTAAACGAGTAGTTGACGGCGATACTGTTGATGTAATTATTGATCTGGGTTTTGATATATTTTACAAAAGTCGAGTTCGTTTATATGGTATAGATACACCTGAATCTAGGACTAGAAACAAAGATGAAAAAGTTAGAGGACTGATGAGTAAACAGTATTTGATAGATGAATTAGAAAAAGGACAAGTTGTTATAAAAACTCATAAAGATAAAAAAGGAAAATTTGGTAGAGTTCTTGGTGAAATGTACGTTGGCGATAAAAACATAAATTTAATGATGGTTGATGATCATTTAGCAGTAAAATATAAGGGACAAAATAAAAAAGAAATTGAAAAAGAACATATTGTTAATAGAGACATATTAATAGCAAAAGGTTCTTTTGATCCAAAAACTGTAGAAAAGGAGTAACTTATGAGTGATGAAAGAGATTACCACCCTAGCGGAAGGTTCGGAGGCGATATGGATCGCAATGAAGTCGAAATGGATCTCAGTAAATTTATGGCTATGGTTGAAGAGATCGGCGCTTTAAAAGATAAAATTCGAGATTTAGAAGACGAGAAAAATAATAACCCTTTTCAAAAATTTATTTTTGTTGCACAAGCTGTGGATAGTTGGCGGATTATTCCTAGAGCCTTTTTAGCCGTGTATATGTATCTTTTGTATTATACAACGTTTTGGTTTATGGATTTAACAGATCCTAGCTTTGAACAATCGGGTTTAATTTCTATTGTTGTTGGCGCAGGTGCCGCATGGTTCGGACTCTATACCAACAGCCATAAGGATAAAAAATGAAAATATTTTTAACCGAATACAAAATAGGACAAGAAATAGTTGACGGTCCAGTAATTGCTGCAGATTCTTTTGAGGAAGCAGAACAAGAGGCACAAGTTTATAACTTGATTGTTGTTGGTATGTTAGATGTTCACGTTTTAGACCCTTACGAAAGTGTAATTGACAGGGTGCTTCATTGATTAAATATATTAAATATCTTCCTTTTTTATTTTTTGCAACTTTGACGCAACCGTCTTATGCTGATCAAACAGGTGATTGCACGGCGGGTTCTCAGTATTGTGAACAAAACTCGATGACTACGACATCGGCTACGACTACAACAAACACCAACACAAATACGAACACGAACACTAACACGAACACTAACACGAACACCAACACGAATAACAACACGAACACTACCACAGCGACAAACACGAACACCAACACGAACACCAACAATAACACGAATAACAACACTTCGACATCGACTGCAACGAACACAAACACAAACACGAATACTTCAAATTCAACAGCAACGAACACGAATACCAGTACGTCAACTGCAACGAACACAAACACGAACACGAATAACAATAACAACACTTCGACATCGACTGCAACAAGTACAAACACGAATAACAATAACAACACTTCGACGTCTAATAATACAAACACGAACACGAACACTTCGAATAATACAAACAGCAACACAAACATAAACACTTCAACATCAAATAACACAAATAAAAACGTCAATGAGTCAACGTCTACATCAAATGTTCAAACTAACAATAAAAATGTTAATGAAAATAACAATACTTCGAACAACACGAATCGAAATATAAATGAGTCAAAATCTGAACAAACTATTAATCAGAACATTAAAACAGAAGCACCGCCTGCTTCTGCAATAGCGCCGTCAATCATGTCTTATTCACAAGATTTGTGTACAGTTGGTCGTTCTGGAGCTTTCCAGGGGCAAGTTTTTGGTATTTCTACTGGCAGAACTGTTAGAGACGAGAATTGTGAACGATTAAAGTTAGGTAAATATTTATACGACATGGGTATGAAAGTAGCCGCTGTCGCTATTATGTGCCAAGATGTTAGAGTGTTTAGTGCAATGTATATGGCGGGCACTCCTTGTCCATACGAAGGCAAGATAGGCGAAGAAGCAAGAGTGGCATGGGCAGAAAACCCTAAAGATCGACCAGATTATAAAGAAGCAAAATCGGCTTATGTTGCTAAATGCTATAATTCACTAAATAGTGCGGGGCAGAAAAAATCAAGGATGACGTGTAGACGTGAATTTGATAAGGGCAGTTAGTTTATCTGCATTATTTTTTGTTTTTACGCTTAATGCTGGGTATATATACGAAGCAAACCAGTCTCTTATTGATTTAAAAACAAACTATATAGCTACTTCTTATAATCTAAATTCTGGGGATGACCAAGTATCTTCTGCTTTTAATTTAGATTTTACCTTCACGTTTTATGGTGAAGATTTTACATCTGCTCGAATGGCAACAAACGGTTGTTTACATTTTAAAACAAGCGGTGCGTACTGTAACGATTACACTCCTGATCCTTTAACAGGACAACACACATACACTTTATATCCTTTTTGGACAGATTTGATAAGAGATAACGGTTCAAGTGTTTTAGCTAGAAATTTTACGGATAAAACTGTATTCGGTTGGTATAACTTACGAGAATACAATAGAGGTAATACAGACAATTCTTTTGAAGTTATATTATGGAAGTCTGACGATAGTTTTGAATTTCGTTATGGCGGTTTAAATATTATTAATCACGATGTATTAATTGGCGAACAAGGCAGTTCAAGTGAGTCTTATACTTATTTATATCATGACGAATGTAGTACAGGAACAACAAATGTTGCAGGCACCTGTGTAAATACGAACTGGAACAGTACGTCTTTTAATACTTTATTGGAAAATGGTGGAAGTCTATACGGTGTTGGGTCTGGGAACGGATTAGACTGTAGTAATCCGTTAAACGATACCGCATGTACTGGATATCAAGCAGCTTTTTTAAATCAACAATGTGACTTAGATGGACTATATTCTACTCAATGTCCTAATTATTGGGACGATTTATTTGATTATGAATGTGCTTTGGACTCGCAGTATTCGCCAGCTTGTGCTGGATATATGGTCGAAACTTTTGTTGAAAACACCTATTACGAAGAAGACATGTATGGTTACGAAAGTTACGAAGACGATCAATACGGATATTATGATCCCTTTCAAGAAGAAGATTATTACTTTGAAGAAGACTCTGTATATATTACTGAGTTACAGGGGATAGACGAATTTCAAGAAGAATTATATTTTGAAGAAACTTTATTTTTTGAAGAAGAATATTTTGATCCTTTTATAGAAGAATTTGATTTACTTCCTGAAGAAGAACTTATTCCGTTAAGTTATATTGAAGAAGAACTTTATATCGAACAGATATATGAAGAAATTGTTTTAAGAGAAGAAATTTTTGTTCTTAATTATGATTTACCTATATTAGATGATGTTTTATTAAATCATTTTGAACATGAAGAATTAATTGAAGATTATTTTGAAGAAGAAACGATTGAATATTTAGAATTTGAAACAATAGAAGACTTGGAGGAATGGATTGAACAAGAAGAAACAGAAGAAATACTTGAGGAACTTGCTGTTTTGTCTGATGATGAAGATGGAGACTTGGAGGATTCGGAGACAGTTGAGGAAGAAATACAAGACCGAAATGAAGATATCGAACTTGTTGTCGCGGAGAGCGAAGAAAAGAAAGATAACAAAAGAGCGGAACAATTAAACGTTGTAGCTAACAGTATTCTTGCGGCAAGCAATAGTGTAAGCGGAACAACAGCTGGAACGTCGGCACAAGCAACAGGAATGTCTGCATCTTCAGGCGGTTCTTTTTCTACAACAAGCGCCTCCCAAACATCTGCGGTTAGTTCTTCAGTATCGGGAGGAACGATAAGTATTAGCAACTCACCTAGTATTTCGGCTCAAGTAGCGAGTTCTGCTGCACAAACACAACAAGTTTTATCAATGAGTGTTAGTAATACCAATATAGGTAACAATAATACCGCAGTTGGTGGGACAACTACTGTTGCTTCTAATACCTCAACAAATACAGGGGGTTCAGGAAATACTAGCGGTACTCAAAACGTAGCAGTTGGTCAAAACACAGACACAAGTGGTTCTCAAAATACCGCAGTAGGTTCGATGGAGTTAGAGATTGATACAGCAATGTCTGAGATGTCTGCATCTGAAGCCGATTTAATTGCCGATCAGATCGTTGCTCAAAATATAGAAGATCAACAAGAAGAACTAGAACAACAGCAACAAGAAACAGGTGAGTATGGCGATGAAGCACAACTGATCGCTTATATGGGTTTTGTTCCTGGGTTTAGTGCTTATAGTCAAGTAGAGGTGCCACAGCCTAGTGTTTGGTATGAGCCTGAGTTAATATATACTAATGTTAATATTCCAGATAATAACTCAGCGTTTAGTGGATTATACGGGGAGAGTTTAACTGGGATGAATGATTTAATGAATATGCAACCTAACTTATAGAGGAATAATATGGACTGGTTTCAGAATAAAACAACACAACTTATCGCCCTTGCGGGTATTGTCAGCACTTTAGCTGGATTTGGTTATACAGGTGCAACGTATGTTAATCGCATCGAAAACCTTGAGTCTAAAATGACTCGTTATATTAACGAGATAGACGCTTTAGCAGACCAAGTAACGGCTTTAGATAAAAATGTCGTTGCCGTAGGCGAACAAATTAAGTCTTTAAATATCGAAACGGAAGATTTAAGCCCGATAAAAGCAGATATTGTCGCTATTCAAACAAGCGTTGCGGGCATAAATTCGAGTATTGATTCGATGTACGACGACGTACAAGCCCTGAAAAACAAGAATGATAACCCTTTAGCTAACTGATATTTTGTTATATAATCAAGAAATCAGGCATGTACTGCAGCTTACGGGAAGGGCTTTAACTCGCAAAAACGTTTATATATACGCTGTAGGAGACTCATGTTTGGAGTAGATAAAAAAGCATATTCTAAAAAAGCGGAACGTCGTTCTGCTTTTGTTCGTTATTTCGCCAACGGTAAAAAGCAAAAGACAAGGAGCCGATTTTAATGTTGCCTTTTTTAGGAAAAGTTGCTGCAGCTGTTGCGAGTAATGTTCTTACTTCTAAAATTTTAGGTACCGACGAACAAAAATCCCCTATTGGTACAGGACAGTCTGCGGGTATTCAAGCAGGTCCTCCACTCGAAATAGACCCCATAGAAGGAAGTTCCGTAGACGAGTTTGGAGAATTTGATACAGAAAATTTTGCAGAAAGTGCTCAAAACGAACAAGATCGTTTAATGGAACTTGTTTTAATGGAGCAAATGAAAGACGATGAGGGCATTGCTTCATTGTATAGCGGAGGTTATGTACAAAAAGCAGCTTTTGGTGATCTAATCGGAGATATTGATTTATCTCTCGAAGGCATGGATATGCCAATCGAAGCGCCTGAAGCGCCTGAAGCTAATACTGTTTTGGCACAGATAAAAAATTGGTATAATTCTTTAGACGAAGAAACGCAAAAAGCCTTAATGGAAGGCGCTGAAGATGTAGGAATCGCAGCTTTTACAAGAATTGTAAGCGGCAAACAGCCTCGTCCTGGAGGTAAAGTACAAACTCCTCAGGCGGGAGGATTCCAAAATAAGCGAGAAATGCAAAAAATAAAACCGATTCAAGGTTCGAGCTTCGCTGACGGCGGTGCCGTATTAAACAGAAAAATGTTTGCTCAAAATTTTATGCCTGACGGCGGAAATATTACAGGTCCAGGAGGACCCAAAGATGATTTAATACCTGTTATGGCTAGTAACGGGGAGTATATGCTTTCTAAAGCAGCAGTAGACCAAGCGGGAGGAGGCAACCACGCGAAAGGAGTTGCAGCATTAGAGGCTTTTAACGCATTAGGAAATATGAGATATGGCTAGTAGAGAAGAATACGAATATTCCAGTCAGGCACCCGCGGGTTACATAGGATCGTTTTTACAACGAGATATTTTCCCACGTGCCCGTGATTTTTTAACTCAACAATTTGATGAAATGGGTCAAGCAGACTCGAGCCCTTTTACATATACAGGGCAAAGAGTTGCTGATTTTGATCCTCGTGAACGCTATGCAATGCAACTTTCCGATGCGGCTATTGGCAGTTACCGACCATATCTACGAGCACAAGCCGATACACTGGGGCAAGCACGACAAACTATTGGTCAAGGATTAGGACAATTTGATCCAGGATCGATTAGCGGTTTTTACGATCCTTACGAAGATCAAGTTGTACAACAAACACTTCGGGATGTTAGTGAAGGGTTGGCTAAAAGTGATATTGGACTGCGTGATCAAGCAGTTCAAGGTGGAGCGTTTGGTTCTGCACGTTCTAGGCTTAGACGTGAAGATTTAGCCGCAGATACGGCTCGAGGAGCCGCAGAAGCGGTTGGCGGAATACGGTCTGCAGGTTATCAAGGCGCGAGAGGAGCAGCACAACAAGCATTTGAAGCACAACAAAATAGACGATTACAAGGCGGACAAATGTTTGGAGGTATCGGCGGTCTGTACGGCGGTATGGCTCCAGCACTTCAAGGACTACAAGGACAAGATATTAATCGAATGATGGGCATGGGTGGACTCGGTCGAGGAAGAAGCCAGTCGCTTATGGATCTCGGTTATCAAAACTTTGTTGGTCAATATAATTTACCGATGCAAACATTACAAAACGTTGGTGCGATTACCGCGTCTCTCGGACCGCTTGCAGGTGGTTACGGGTATGCGGGCGCTACAGCCGCACCTTATGGAAGTGCTTACGCTCCCGCAGGTGGAGTTATGGGCGCTCCTAATGTAGGAATTCCTGGAGCTTATAATATGGGTAACTTCAATTTTAATAGTATGACGGGAGGCTCGTTGTTCTAATGGCTAACGGTTTCTTACCTTTCCCAACTTTCGGTGGTGAAAAAAGTCCAGGAATAATGTCGGTAAAATTGCCGACTGTGCCTGTTCGTTTTCCGACAGCTCAAAGAACAAGGCGGACACCTGAGCCAACGACTAAAGAAAAATTAGCTGGTCTTGCTCCTTTTTTAGTACAAGGAATAGGCGGACTTTTTGGCGGAGAAGATACTCCACGCACCCCTGAACAATACGCTATGGAGCAACTTGGTTTAACAGAACAGCAGCTTAAAGACGGAGATTTAAATAAATTTCAACAAGCTCAATTAGATGCTTATCGAATTTACGGTGAACCAGCTCCAAAAGATGATTTTGGTTTTGATGAAATTGCTAATATTGCCGCTGCTTCCATGATGGGTAGAGGTGCAGGTGATTACGTGAAAACTTATTTAGCCTTGAAAAAAGATGCAAAAGCTAAAGAAGCAACTAAAGAAATAAGCCGAGCAGATTTTATTAAATCACGAACAGATGCGAATTTACAAAACGAAACTTATATTGATTTTAATTCTTTAAAACAAGGTATTTGGGATCCTCGTGATGCTAAATTTGATCCAGACACAGGGTCAACTTTAATTACTACGGACGATAAAGAAGATTATGCAGATATTTTAGATGAGCAATTTAAAGGAAGAAATTATGTAAGTCTTAGTAGTATTATAGCAAATGGGGTTGATCCTAGTTCGTTTATAGATAAAAATTACCAAACACTAGCCACTATTGAAACAGAAATTTTAAATAAAGATAGGTCAGCAATGCAATTTGTAAATATTGCAGGGGAAGCTATCGAATTTTTAGATAATCCCGATTCAACGATAAGTACCGTTGCTAACGTAGAAAGAGCATTAGATAGTGTTTTAGTAAACGTTGATCAAATAATGAATAGGTTTGGAGTTCCTTTCGCAACCGAAGCCGATGTTAGACTAGGAATAGACTCTGGAACGGGAGCCTTATCTTCACAACTTTACGATGCTTTAAAATCAGGAAATGACGAAGAACAACAAGCGGCAATGGCAGCTTTTGAAAAAGAAAATGAAACAGTTAATTTTAGAAAAATTTTAGGTGATAGAGCTTATGAAAACGTAAGAGTTCGTTCTCTTATGTTGCAAATGGCATATCTTGCCGCAGCTGCAAATGGTCAAACAGGTCGAACGCTTTCAGATAAAGATTTAGCCTACCATTTAGAAATGGTTGGTGTGGGAGCTTCAGATAATCCTCAAGTAGTTAAAAAGAATATAATCGGACTGGTTAATCAAATTCTTAAAGACACAGATACTTATGCACGATCTAGTCTTCCTATAAACACCATAGACGCTGGAAGGTATGGTTCTTTAGATACTTTGCAAAAAGATGAACAACTTCAAGGTTTTATAAACGTGCTTTATGATGTTGACGGAAAAAACTATAAAAACACAGACGGTTATCAGTTTAAAAATATCTTAACCAGACATCGTCAAGATCCGAGTCTTACAAACTGGTACGCTACCTATGGAGAGATGCCCGCTTCCAAATCAGGAACAAATGTTTCAGGTGATCAAGAAGGAACAGCTTCGCTAGATGAGACTATTTTAGAAAGAATAAATCGCATGAAATAATGGCGACTTCCAAAGACATATTTTTAGAACAACAGTCAGCTCTTGTTGATGAATTGTCAAAAAGAACTCTTACTGACAACAGTAATCGTACATACGGCAGTGTTTTAAACCAAGATGAGCTTGGTGTTTTAGCTGTTCTTTCCAGTCCAGAGCTAAATACAATAGCACAAAGAATGATGAGCCCTGACGTATATAACCAATACGTTAGCAGTTTTGATCCTAAAACACGGTTATCAAGGTATAATCTTCCTCCGATTGATTATAGTGATCCAGTTTTTGAAAAAGCTCGGGAAACGTACAAGGCAGAACAAGAAAGAATGAGGTCTGTTAAAGAGGAACTTGGACCAACTAGAGAAGCTATGTTGTCTGGTACTGCTGGTATGCCTATTCCTGAAAGAATCGAGCCTTTTAAATTTGGTTACGAAGATGCAAAAACAATAGCAAGTTTAGGTATCAACCCAGAAAAAGAATTAGATACAGAAAATATTGTTAATTTTAAAAATAGAATGGCTTTCGGAGCTCCAAGAAATCTAACACCTAAAGATTTAAATTACGCAAAAGAAAATTTAGGTTTAGGTCCTCTTGATCGGAAAAATCCTAATGTAAAAAGTAGTTTTTCAGAAGAACTTCCTGGAGAATTTGCTTATGTCGATCCGTCGAGACCAGAGCTCGGCATAGCTTATTTTGAAGAAGGTAAGGAACCTGTTATGTATGATTCTCCTTTGGTTGGGAGTATGGATGTAGCAGAACTTGCATTACAAGAAGGTCCTTTAATCGCCGCAGAAGTTTTAATAGGTGCAAAAGGGTTAAATAAATTCGATGATTTCTTAAAAGCTATTCCAAGATCCGAAGTAACTAAGGGTAAAAGGATTCTGGACAGTGTTGCAGGTAACGTTTTATTATCAGGCGGTGCGGCTACTACAAATATGTTGCAAAGGTTTATAGGACTTGCTTATGGGGCTCACGATAGAGGGTTGCTCGATATGGTCAAAGAGTCTGGTTGGTTATTCCTTTTAGCTTACGCAGGCAATCAAACAGTAGATGCTTTTTTGAACGGAATTCCTAAACTATATCGAATTGCAAGAGGTCAAGACATCGAAGCTGCAGAATTAGCAGAAATAAGAGCAGCAATAGAACGAATACGAGAAAGTAAAGAAGGTGTAAAAGTTAAAGGTGTTGGTGGCAGAGAAGAAGCTGTTAGTTTATTAGATATAGATGAAGCGATAACTCAACTTAGTGCTGAAATTGGAGAAAAAATACCCGCGTATAACCCTACAATGGCTCAAGCATCTAAAGATTCTAGGATTGCAGACATAGAAAGGTTACTTATTGAATCAGGAGCGAATCCTCAATACAAAAAGTTTTACGATGAACTGATGGCGGGAAATGAGGAAACGATTCAAAGATTTTTTAACGCTTTATATGGTAATTTAGATACTGGTGTAACAGCTCAAACAGTTGGAAAAGAAATCACAAATTTATTTAATAGACAACGCGGTGATTTTGTTGCAGAAGGAGAAGCTATTATTTCAAGACTTCGTGGTAATTTAGATGATTTTAAAAAAGCGGGTGATAAAGGTTTATTAGACGAAGTTGTGGATAAAAAAGCCTCATCAAATTTATACACTCGTTTTACTTCTCGAATTAATAATCTTTCACGAGAGTATAAAGAACAGTTAGGAAACGACATAGACGAAGCATTAAAAGATGAACGATTGCAAAATTTGTTTAGTGGACGATTATTTAGAAAAAATCTTTTAAAATTTAAAAATGCTTCACAGGGTGAAGATTTAATAAACGTTGGCGGTAAAGAAGCTGCTGCTGAATTTAAAAAATTATTTAGTGAGGAAGCTCAAGAACGGTTGCTTAGATATTCAGAAGGCGATTTAACGCTTTCTGAAATAAACAAACTAAGAATGGATTTAAATTCATATGCGAGCAGTATAGACCCTTCGAAAGACGCAGCCTCTACTAAAATTTTTAACTTAGCTAGAGATTTACAAAACGATATCGAAAATCAAATGATACAACAAGTTCGTAATCAGCTTCCTCGAAACGAAGCAGATGAGCTTGTTGATTTATTTATGGCTCAAAAATACGGTATGGAATTAGCAAACAATATTGTTATTAGAAATTTAGGCAGAGAACAGCCAGAGTCTATAATAAATTATTTGTTTTCTACTAATACACCTCGAGCAGCAAATAACACTAAAGTTGGTAACTTTATGAAGTTTTTAGAGGAATCAGGAGCACAACCTGAAATAAATACTCTTAGAAACGAAACAATAGACTATATAAAAAGAAATTATTTAGACGTTGAAGGAACATCGTCTTTAAAACTAGCTTCTGATTATAGAAAATTTTTACGAAATAATAGGGGCACTTTGCGAGAACTTTTTCCAGAAGAACAGTTTGGAAAAATATTTGATAGTCCACAATCTTTTAATAAAAACGTTATAGAACCTTTAACAGGTTTAGAGAATAAAATTAATTTAATGGAAAGAGCTTTTGGAGAAAGCAACCCGTTCAATATTGTTACAAGAATATTGGGAACAGGTCAAACAAAGAAAGCGTCTGGGGAATTAATTGACGACTTAGATTTACTTGATGAAATTTTAAAAACAGCAACAGATAAAGAAAGAAAAATTCTACAACAGCAACTTGGTGATGCAACTAAAAAATATTTAATTACTTTTTCTACAACAGATGGATTTTTTGATGTTAGAAAATTAAATCGAATAATGGATGAGGGTTTTGGACCTGAAGATTTAGTTGGAGCTGATCTTAGTTTTGCAGGAGTTTATAAACGTTTATTGGGCGATGACGCAGATGCTTTTCTTAAAAACTTAAATGTTTTAAGGGACATGGGTTTACGACAAACAACAGACTTAACAACTTCTTCATTAACTCGTAGAGAACTAGAACAACAAATAACAGATCCAGGAATTAATTATTTAAAACGTTTCTTTATTCCACCTTTAACTCAGTTTGGTAGACGAGTAACAGCTTTCGAAAAATTAATTGGCGAAAGAAATTTAAGTTTTGTTGGAAATATTTTAAAAGACGAAAAACTTTTTAATGATTACGTTGCTGCAATAACAGGAAGGAAAAAATTAAATAATTTTGCACGGACTTTAATCAGTACGGGCATTCCAATATATGTGGATGTTGGTAATACATTAAAAGATTACGATAAAAACAGAAAAGAATTTGTAGAAGAAGATATTCCTTTTTATTCACCAAGAACAGTAGGAGAGTTAGTTCCTGGAATATTAGGAACTAATCAAGGAGCACCATAATGGCTAGAGGCAGAGGAGCACGAGGACCTAGATTTGAAGGAGCAGAGCGAACTTTTATAGGAGAACCTGCGCCAACTTATTCACCTGTTACAGCACCGCCTGTATCGGTTCCTAATTATTCGCCTGTTGCGGGGCTTACTCCTGAGATACTTGATGCCCTTAATTTACGAAAAGAAGCCGTAGACGCAACTAAAAACGCAACAGATCAGTACGAAGCAGACGTAGCTGATTTTAAAAATATAATGGCGAAAGAAGCGGAACAAGGTATTGCGTCGTTGCCTGCAACAACAAATAAAAATCCTGGAGTTAATTCAATTACATACGATCCAAATATTTCACTTCCGTTTCAACGTTTTGACGATCCTAGAGATAATGAAATTCGTTATAATCCATTTTATGAAGATGATGAAGGCAATATACAACGCTATAAAGGTCCTGATCGCAAATTTATTGAAGAAAAAAGACCGTTTGATAAAACCGCTTTTGATTATCTTAACAGCGGTATGGGTAATCCAGATAATCTTTCGATTGAAGAACTCATAAGAATGGCTAATATAGAACCAGGAGATGTTCAAGTTCCATATAATACAGAACCAAAACAGTCAACTCCAGGAAATTTTTATCGAGGAGTTTTTCAAGGAGGTACTAAAACAGTTGGTCCAACAAGAGGTAGAGGCAGAGGTCCAGGAACAGGAGGACAAGGTCCGTATAATCCACCTCCAGTAGCTCCACCAGTAGCTCCACCAGTAGCTCCACCATCACAGCCCGCGCCTGAAATGTATAAAAGACCAACTTCTTTTGAAAGCGGAGCACCTACGCTTGTTAGAGCAATGACTCCGAAAAAATTTGGAACGGCTCCAGGATTTGAGCCTGTTTATACGCCACTTCCTCGTCCAACAGCTCCTCCACCTAAAAAACCTCCAAGGACATTTATAGATGATCAAACCCCTCCAGGAGCGAAAGGCGGAATGTATTTGGGAGACAGTTTTTTAAATAAAGGGCTATCGCAGTTGCCGATGAACGGACAAAACGATACACTAACTACACAGGTATTCCAAGCGGGATTCCGACCAAGGAGATAATAATGGCAAATGGCATACAAGATTTAACGAGCATAATGACGCAAGGCGGCAGAGAGGATATTCCTCAACCTATGATGGGTGGAGGTCTTGGAGCAATGATGCCTCCACAAACACCTCCTATGTCTCCTCCTGATATGGGCGGAATGCCTCCTGATATGATGATGGCTGAACAAATGCCTATGGAAGAAGAACCAATGTCTATTGAACAAGATGCTGGAGCTCTTGCTGAAGCGGTTGTTGGTCGAGCACAAGGCGATATTGGTGCGGCTGTAGCAATTTTAGACACTGCAAAAGCAATGTTAGTGGAAAGCACTCAACAAGACCCAATGATGATGGAACAAGATCCTATGATGATGGCACACGGCGGTCCGATGTACGCGATGGGTGGCAAATATATGAAACCTAAATATGCTGCTGAAGGTGAGTATTTAGGTGAAGAAAGCGATACCTTACGTCAAATGATCATGGATAGAATACAAAATAGTCCAATTACAAGTATGGCTGACGTAACTCGTGGTCAAGGAATGATCCTTAACGAAGGCGATCTGATGGGTATGGGTAGAACTTTGTCTGATGAAGACATAGAAATGTTAATGAGAATGAATTCTCAGACGGGTAGAACTCTGTCTGATGAAGACATGGAAGCGATTAGAAGAGGCGCAGAAGCAGTAACTGGGGCTGATAAAGACCTTAGACTTGAAAAATTTTTTGAGGCTTATGAAAAAGACCCAGATGGTTTTAGTAAAGACGCTGAGTATTACAACATGCTTGAAGATGAGCGAAAGAAAGCAGCTGAACGAGCAAAATTATATCGTTCTAGGTAATCCAATCTTTCCACTTTTCATCCCCTAATACTTCTTGAGCGAGGTTTAGTTTCTTTCGTAACGCTTTTACGATCTTTTCATCTACCGTTCCCTTAGAAACAAGATCAATATACGTTACTTTATTTGTTTGACCTATACGATGAGCACGGTCTTCAGATTGTAATCGTTTTTCAAGGTCATAATTATTGGAATAATAAACAACGGTATTTGCTTCAGTAAGTGTAATACCATAACCTCCTGTTTGTACGTTACTAATTAGATATTGTAGTTCTGAATTAGGGTCCTGGAATCGTCTGATAATTTCTTGTCGTTCTTCGTCAGGTGTTTCGCCATAATACGTCGCAACGCTATCGGTTCCTGTAATCTCTTGTAGTTTATTAAGGATTCTTTTTATATCGTACTGATAGTTCGCCCAGATAATTGTTTTACCTCGTACTTCCTCTAAAATATTTACAAGTTCATCTAAACGATTGTTTTTAATCTCGACTTCTTCGCCGTTATCGTGTTTAACGAAACCACAAACCACCTGATGTAGTCTTAAAATCTGTGTAAGAACTGAAGTAACGCTGACGATTTCGTGTGAATCAAGTTCAGCCATCGCGTATTCTTTTAATTCGTTATATATTTTCTTTTGTTCAGGTGTTAGTTCTACTTCTCTCCGCTGATATGTTTTATCAGGAAGGTCTAAACATTCTTTCTTTAATACGCGATACGAAAACTTTCCTACGCTATCGGTTAGTTCCTCTAAGTTTTGATAGCCCACCACTTGTCTAAAAGATCGGGCACCCATCTTGCGGTTTAATAACTGAGCGTATCTGTTTTGAAAGGTGTAATAAGAAGTATAGCCCAACAAATCAGGAGACAAGAACGTGCATTGACTGTATAAATCAAGCGGAGATCGAGTAACGGGAAAACCTGTTAAAATCCTTCTGTATCTTGCATTGATAGAAAGTTTTAACAGGTTCTTGGTTCGTTGTGCTTTGGGATTTTTAATTGTTGTTGACTCATCTACGGCTAAGAGCACGTTGTGAGCTAAAATAAATCGTTCGACAAAAGCAACACCTTTTTTGGTGCTGAACGCTTCGACGTTTATAACAAGTATTTTTAAATCGTGATCGGGTTCGAATAATTTTACCAAATCTTTTTTCTGTTTACGGTTCGGTGCAGGGTTCCATACACCAACGTGTCGCAACACATGGTCTGGCATGTGTGCTGGTATTTCTTTTTCTGACCAGTTGCGATAGACACCTTTAGGTGCAACAATAATCGCTCCGTTGATTCCTCCTTTATCGTAAAGGATAGCAATATTATCAATAAGAACTTTTGATTTACCTGTTCCCATTTCCATAAAATAAGCGTACTCTTTCTCTCTCCAAGAACGCTTTAATGCTTCTAACTGGTGTGTATAAGGCTTTGTCTTAAATTTATATTTCATGGTTATACTTTCTAATTTCTAAACTCCATTATATATTACAAAAGTATCTAAAATAAAGCCCAAAGTAATAAATTCCTCGTGCCCTCTAATAGATTTAGCGATTTCTAATAGATTTTGTTTGAAAACTAATAGAGTACAATCCTCTAAAACATTGAGTTTTGTTAAAAATCTATTAGATTATTAGCGATATTAGTAGTTTTTGAAAAGTTTTTATTATAAAATTTTTATTTCTCAGAAATACTATAGTTTTTAATAAATAAATAACCCTTTACTTTGACGTAATTGGTAGATATCTTTAAAAAACGCTAACGAGATATAGCGCTTAGTAATCCCCCCTTCATAGGTGCTATATCTTAGAAATCAGAAAGGAGAAAAAAGTGACAGTATATGTTGTACAAGAGGTTCCAGGACGCAATATCGCTTCTGCTAGACAGTATGGAGAGTTTGAGCTACTGCTTCCCTCTAACGCACAAATAATGCTAAGTGCTTCCCCGTCAGTTCGTAGAATGAAAAAACTTCTGCGAGGTTATACAGAGGAAGATTACTTACTATTAATTGGTGATCCCGCCGCAATAGGTGTTGCGTGTTCGATTGCCGCTCAATATAACAACGGTCGATATAACATCCTTAAATGGGATCGTCAGGAGGGTGTTTACTACCCTGTTGAAATTGACCTTTATCAGAAAGGAGAATTAGATGGGTAATAAACCTACATTCGAAGAGTTGGTCGGAGCAGATGACGTTCAGGAATGGACGAACGAAGTTTCCGATGGAGAACTCTCAAAAGTTTCTGTTTTAGCTAACAAACAACTTTTACTCGCGAACGAAGTCGCAGAGCTAGAAGCAAACTTGAAAGCTAAAAAAGAAGAACTTCGTTTGACTTCGGAGCAAGAACTACCTGATGCTATGCAAGAGGTAGGACTGACCGAGATAATACTCAGCACAGGAGAAAAAATTTCTGTGAAAGAGTTTTATAACGCTCACATTTCGAAAGCAAACCAAGCAGTAGCGTACAAATGGCTAGTAGACAACGGACACGAGTCTCTTATAAAGAACGATGTTCTTTTAAAGTTTGACCGTGGAGAGGCAGAGAAGGTTGATCAAACCGTTTCAGCTTTGAAAGCCCGTGGACTCGCGCCAGAGGTACGTCAGAGTGTTCACCACAGTTCACTGAAAGCCTTCGTTAAGGAACAGTTTACTGCGGGGAACGATATTCCAACCGAGCCTTTTGGAATCTATATAGGTTCTAAAGCAATTATTAAAAAGGATTGATTATGGCAGAAAAGAAAGAAGTGGCTGAAAAAGAAGCCACAGCAATAACTACGTTTGACGATAGTTTATTGACAGGAGGCACTGGGTTAGAAGATACTACAACTGAGGATTTCGCAATCCCTTTTATTAGAGTCTTACAACCTACGTCGCCACAACTACAAAAAGCAGATGGAAAACACATTCCTGGAGCAAGTGCAGGTGATCTGTATAACACAGTTACCAACGAGCTTTACGATGGAGAGAAAGGTGTTTCTGTTGTTCCGTGCGCGTATAATAAGAAATACATAGAGTGGATTCCTAGAGAAAAAGGTGGAGGGTTAGTCAACCCTAATCACGACATCTCTATCCTTTCTAAGTGCACAAGAGATGACGAGAGCAGAAGGTTTTATACCCCTGATGGTAATGAGATCGTAGAAACTGCTCAGTTCTTCATTCTTCTCACAGATCCTTCACCACAACAAGCAGTAGTTGCGTTTACTTCTACTGGTCTTGGTGTGGCTAGAAAGTGGCTAACAATGTTGAGAATGGCTAGAGTGCAAAATAGCAAAGGAGAAGCAGTAGAAGCTCCTATGTTCGCTTACACTTACAGCCTCAGCACCGTTACGCAATCTAACGACAAGGGCACGTGGAACAGTTATTCTATTAACCAAGAAGGAGCTACAGACCTAGCTATTGCTAAAATCGCTAAAGATTTTATGTCAGCGGCTAGATCGGGCGACGTTGAGGTTAGAGAAGAACAACAGCGTGATGACGCTTCAACTACGTTTGACACAGATGAAGTGATTTAGTTTCATGTCGTTAGCGGAAAAATTTTCTAAGCGATATGCTGGACTACGGAAAGCATACGGAACGTTTACAGCTAACAATGAAACTAGAGAAGATGGCAAGGCAAGTGGTAAAAACATAACGATATCTAAAGAACTTTCTGATAAAGATCTTTTGAAGTTATGGGAAGACCACTTGTCGGGTCAGCAGAGTGTAGGAATTGTTGCAATAGACGAAGACAACAAGTGTGTCTGGGGCGCTATAGACGTAGATGAGTATCATTTAGATTTAAAAGATTTAGCGATAAAGATCGCAAAACAGAAACTTCCTCTTGTTATTTGTAGGAGCAAAAGCGGAGGAGCACATATTTATATATTTTTAAAAGAACCTGTTGCAGCATCAATGCTACAAAGAAAGTTAAGACAACTTGCAGCAGCAATCGGGTATGGACAGGCGGAGATATTTCCTAAACAAACTCAGCTGTTATTAGAACGAGGAGATCGAGGAAGCACTCTTAATATGCCTTATTTTGGCGGAGAAAATTCTACTCGATACGCTTACGGGACAGATGGAAAGGCATTAACACCTGATGATTTTTTAGAGCATTGCGAGTCGATTGCCCTAGAGCCTAAAGCGCTAGAGTCATTAGAGGCTAGTCCTTTAACAGAATCTGTACAGTGGCTAGATCAATCGCCGCCTTGTTTACAGCATTTAGTTGTGCAAGGTTTTCCTGAGGGCACTAGAAACTCTGGATTATTTAATCTAGGTGTTTTTCTCAGGAAAAAGTTCCCAGACGATTGGGAAAAAAGGCTAGAGAACATGAATATAAAATACATGCAACCGCCTTTAGGTGCTCAAGAAGTGCTAACCGTTGGTAAACAAGTGCAGAGAAAAGACTATTTCTATAAATGTAATGATCAGCCGATCGCTAGTCATTGCAATAGTCCTCTATGTCGAACTCGTAAGTTTGGTATAGGAGCAAACGGGGGCACACCTTTGTTTAGTAATTTAACTAAACAGGACAGTGATCCTCCGATTTGGTTTTTAGATGTAGAGGGTGGTCGACTAGAGTTAGAGACCGACGACCTACTAAACCAAAACAGGTTTCAGCGTAAGTGTATGGACGCTCTAAATAAAATACCACCAAAGGTTAAAGAAAATGTTTGGCGACAAATTATTCAACAGTTACTTGATGCGCTTACGATTGTAGAGGTTCCTAAAGAAAGTTCTACAGAAGGACATTTTATGGAACTGCTCGAGTCGTTCTGCACGGAGAGACCTGCTAGAGAGCGAGACGAGTTATTATTACATAAACCTTGGACAGATAACGGCAAGACTTATTTCAGACTCGGTGATCTTATGGAGTATTTACATCGACATAATTTTAAAGAGTATCAAAGAAATAAACTAACGTCCAAGTTAAAACAACTACATGGAGAGCCACACTTTTTCAATATAAAAGGTAAGGGTGTGAACGTTTGGTTTATAGAAGAATTTAAAGTTCAAGAAGAACCCCACGATCTCCCAGAATTTAAGGATAATTTATTATGAGAGAGCTGTGGATTTTTAAGAACGTCTTCCCAGACCAAGCTCCCATTATTCATCAATGGGACGAACCTGAAGAAAGAGAGTTTGACGGAAAGAAAGTTATGGGTCGACCAACTAGAGGATTTGGTAATGCAACGTTTAAGTATGCAGGCAAAACCTATGAGCCTACTCCCTGGGAGCAGGCACCAGATGTATTAGACCTAAAAGTTAAGTCTGAAAAACTTTTAAAAGAGAAGATGGGTAAAGAAATCGAATTTAGTTTTTGTTTATGTGGTTTATATTCTGACGGCGAAACAGCTATACCTCATCATTCCGACACCGTTCCAACTTTAGAAGACGTTGTAGTGGGTGTTTCTTTCGGCGCTCCTCGAATTTTAGAGTGGACAAAATACGAGTATCAGATTAAAAAACACCCCAACACCAGTGAAGTAGATTTACTTTATGATGATAATTTTTTAAGAACGACACCGCATTTATTAGAAGATGGCGATGTATATGTATTTGATGGTTATTCTCAGATGTATAGCACCCATGCAATCCCCACAATGAAAAAGGTTGGTGCAAGAGTAAATTTCACATTTAGGAGTGGTGTATGAACTGTTGGCATTGTAATAACGAACTAATTTGGGGCGGAGATCACGACATCGATGAAGAGGATGAGGAGTACAGAATGGTTACAAATTTATCTTGTCCTAAATGTGCCTGTTTTGTATTAGTTTACTTACCTAAAGAAGATGAAATAAGAAGGGAAGGCATAAAAGAGTGACGCTACCCTCCCACACACAAGTTATTCTTGGACCTCCAGGAACAGGCAAGACAAGTACGTTGTTGGGTTTGATCGAGGACGAACTTGAAAAAGGCACTTCTCCTGATCGTATAGGATTTTTTACGTTTACTAAAAAAGCGGTAAACGAGGGTAAGGAGAGAGCGATGGATAAGTTTAATATCGCAAATAAAGATTTACCGTTCTTTAGAACTCTACACTCCCTAGCGTTTAGACAACTAGGTCTAACGAGGGAAAGCGTTATCAGTCGTTCCGATATAAGTGATTTAAACGAGAAACTAAACTTACGATTAACAGGTAGAACAACATCAGATGATGGACATATATTTGCCATGACCCACGATGATCGTTTAGCGTTTATCGAAAACCTTGCTAGAATGCGAGACGTACCACTAGAAGAACAGTGGCACGAGGTTGATGATGCTGTTGGGTGGTTTGAACTTGAGCGTTTCGCTAGAGGATTAAAACTTTTTAAAGAGGACAGACTGTTAGTTGATTACACAGATATGTTATTAAATTTTGTAGAAAGCGGAACGATACCCAGACTAGATGTTATGTTTGTAGACGAAGCACAAGACTTGTCTCCTCTACAATGGAGAGTAGTTCGTAGGCTCGCAGAAAAAGCTGAAAGAATTTACGTTGCTGGTGATGATGACCAAGCAATATATAAATGGGCGGGAGCAGATGTTGACTATCTGATCCAAAACTCTAAAAATGCACTTGTTTTAAAACAGTCGTATCGTGTTCCCGCCGCAGTACATAAAGTTGCCAGTCAGTGTATTGGTCAGGTTAGGTCTAGAGTGTTTAAAGAGTGGAATCCTAGAAAAGAACAAGGTGTTGTACAGTGGGAGCCAACTATAGAATCATTAGATATGGGAAAAGGTGAGTGGCTCGTGCTGGCTAGAACAAATTATCTACTAGAGGAGATAGACGAGTATTGCAGAAACGAAGGGTGGTTTTTCGAGGTAAAAGGTAGGGCAAGTATTCCAGAAAAGAAAGTAAGAGCCGTTATAAACTGGGAAAAACTACAAAAAGGACAATCAGTGTCGCTTGTAGAGTGCGCCAATATTTTAAAATATATCAAGGTAAAAGAAGCAAAGAAAATAGATTTATTAGAGACTGGACTAACTCTACAGTACCAAGACTTAAAAAGTCATTTCCCAGATTTGCCAGACGGACATTGGTATGACGTTTTTACTCTACTAAGCCCCAAAGAAATATCATACATTCGAGCGATGCTTCGTAGAGGAGAAAAGATAACAAAAGAGCCTAGAATAAAATTATCAACGATACATGCGGCGAAAGGAGGAGAGGCAACTAATGTTGTATTGCTCACAGATATTACCAACCGTGTGTATAAAAATTACCAACAGAACCCTGATGATGAGAACAGGGTGTTTTATGTTGGTGTAACGAGAACTAAGGAAAACTTATATTTAATAGAACCAAAAACCACTCGCTGCTATCAGCTATAAAGTGCTTTACTTTGTACCCCGTTGTAAATAATAATATACGGGTAACTTGTTTTAGAAAGGAGAAATTATGAACATTTTTTATTTAAGTAAGAGTCCTGACATAGCTGCACAACTACAACCAGATAAGATGTTAGTAAAAATGATATTAGAAAGCGCACAGATGTTATGCACAGCGCACCGCGTATTAGATGGCGACGAGTATGCTGACGAGGTCGGTTTATATAAGATCGCATATAAAAACCATCCGTGCACAATTTGGACTAGAGAGTGTAGTGGTAACTACTGGTGGCTTTACAAACACTTTTTGGCTCTCGGCAGAGAATACGAGTATCGTTATAAGAGAACACATCTTAGTATAGGAAAACTTGCAGACGCTCTATACACAATGCCAGAAAACATTACTAGGGGTCTAATGACTCCTGTCGCACAGGCAATGCCTGATGAATATAAACACGAAAACCCGATAACTGCTTATCGTAATTATGTAGTAAACGAAAAACATTACGCTAAGTGGAGCAACGGCAGAACTAAACCATCATGGTGGGAGGCTTCACAATGAGTTCTATAAGAAGAAAATTAACAGTTAATGAAAACGACAGTAAAAATACACGAATGGATATTGCCAGTGCTGGAGTGTTAGCCAACTGGCGACCCGATGAACTAGCTCATATGAGCCGTTTTGATAAGATAGCTACTCTTTGTATAGAAGAAGCAAAACGATTAGAGCGACCAATCGATGGTTTTGAGGTGGGTTGTGGTGAGTGCTGGACACTTCGTAATCTATATAAAGCCTATGTGATAAAGAAATCCGACGTTATACGCTCTTATTATGGCTACGATATAGACCCTGCGTGCGAACTAGAAAACCCTTTCTGGTCTAATGCGGGTGGTTTATTAAAGGATTCTACATGGTTTAAGAACTTTAACGGAGAGATACGGATCCAAGACCTTACAGTAAACCCTGTGTTCGACCTAGAGGATGAGAGCATAGATTTTTTCTGGTCAACAGAAGTAATAGAACACATGGGTAGAGAGTTTGTGCCTGCGTGGTTAGATGATGTCGCTAGAGTCATGCGAAAGGGTGCTCTAGGATATGTCTCCACACCTAACCACGACGGGTCTAATGATAAGTTACCAGAAGACCATGTATATGAGTGGGGCTTTCAGGAGTTAAAAGAAGAATTAGAAAGAAACTTCGTTATTGAGTCGGTAGTTGGTACGTTTATACAAATACCAAAACTTCGTAAAGCGCTGAGAGAGGATCCTAACGGGTGGACTCCTGAACAGTATAAGATGATGGAGCAACGCTACGGTAGACAATTTTTAAGAATGACTTCTGCTGTATTTTATCCAGAAGTCGCTAATAATTGTGCTTGGGTTTTAAGGAAAAAATGACCGAGTTTATAGAAGAAGAATTAGATCGCTACTGCTACTGGCAGATAGAGCGAGAGATAATTCGTTGGAAGAAGGAGGAATTAAAAATGCCTGCTCCTTGGACGAAGGATCCTATACTTCAAGAGTTTAAATTCTGCCAAGTCTTTCGTGAAGATGATCGAACGACACGATGGTTTAAGGCTCATATAAGAGAGCCGATGAGAAATGATCCTAAAGTTTTAATGGCTACGGTTATTTTTAGATGGTTTAATCTAATAGAAACGGGCAGAACGTTAAAAGAACACGATTTACTTTTAAACTGGGATAGGAAAAAAGCCATAGAAGAAATTACTAAACAGCCCAAGTGGGTTACAGGAGCATATATTGTTAAAACTCCTAACGGTATGGACAAAGTTACAGGAGTAGCAGAGTGTGTTAGTCATATGTGGAAGGATCGTAATTATTTAATGGGTGTTTTATTAGAAGATGCTGCTAAAGAAGAAGCCTCGCTAGAAAAGACTTGGCATTTGCTAAGAGATTACCCGTATATGGGACCGTTTATGGCTTACGAAGTTGTTACAGACCTAAGACACACCTGTTTGTTAGAAAGCGCTACAGATATTATGACATGGGCTAATGCTGGACCAGGAGCGATGAGAGGACTCAATCGTTTAACAGGTAGAGAGTTAGATTTCGCAAGAAGAAGTCATGATTGGAATAAAGAAATGTGTGATCTTTATGAAGCCGCCGCAACTAGGATAGACTACGGCATGTCATCAATAAGAGGACCACACGAGTATGAAATGAGAGAAATAGAGGGAGGGCTTTGTGAGTTCGATAAGTATTCTAGGATATTTAAAAAAGAAGGACGAACAAGGTCTATTTATAAACACAATGATCTTCCATTAGTAGAAGATTTATGAAAGGAGAAAGAACATGGGTAAAATGAGTGATTATGCAATAGAACAATTACAAAAAGAAGTCGGTCTTTTAGAGGATTACGGAGACACGGTTGACATGTATTACACACAATTTATAGAGGTTGCATTTTTTCTTAAAGTTGCTGCATCAGAAAAGATGGCAGTAGCTTTTATCAAAAGGAAACTGCCCCAACTGCATAAAGAAGATATTCTTTTTATAATAGACGAACTTACAAAAGCCTATCGAGAGGAGTTATGAAAGTTATACAGGCTAGAAACGTAAACGATGCGTTACTACACGGTATTGATTTATTTAATCAAACGTCACATTATGACGTACAAGAAAGCCGTAACGGCACAACTTACGAGGCAAATGAACCTGTAACAACGTTTTATGTTCGTCCTTGGGAGCGTGTTTGTCTAATCGAGGAGCGAGACGCTAATCCGTTTTTTCATTTTATAGAAAGTTTATGGATGCTTTCAGGAAGTAATGAGCTTGAGCCAATAACTTATTATGTAAAATCTATGTCTGATTTTTCAGACGATGGTAAAACTTTGTGGGGCGCATATGGTTGGCGGTGGTCTAAATATTTTAATAAAGATCAGTTAGCAATCATCATACAGTTGTTAAAAACTAACCCTGATGACCGTAGAGCTGTTTTACAAATGTGGGATCCCATCGGAGATCTTGCCAAGGAGGGTAAGGATGTTCCTTGCAACACGAACATTTATTTCAAGGTTAGAAAAGGCAGATTAAACATGACGGTCTGTTGTCGTTCTAACGATATGTTATGGGGAGCATACGGAGCAAACGTAGTTCATATGTCGATTTTACAAGAATATGTGGCAACAATGATTGGAGTTGAGATTGGAGCCTATCGTCAAGTTAGCGATAGCTTTCATGTGTATACAGAAACAGAAGTTTGGCAAAAAGTTAAGCATCTAAAAATCGATCCGTACAACTACCACTCTTATAGAAACCCTTATGAAGGTTTTGCAGAGGAGTACACACCTACAAAACTTATAACAGACACAACATCATTTCACTGGGAACTCGATAGGTTCTTTAGTATTCACCCTAGCGATATGGACATGAACGGTTGGGAAAATCCTGCGTTTAAAGATATCGCTGTACCAATGGCAATAGCTTATGCACAACATAAAGAAAAAAATTATTCAGTTTATAAAACAATTCAAGATATCAGACCCGTTGATTGGAAGACAGCATGTTTTAATTGGGTCAATAAAAGAGACCACACATACGAAGGAGAAAAAGATGAGTAAGTGGGAAGATATGAGACAGATTGCTCAAGGCGATTTAGAAGCACTTAAAATCGCAGAGGAGTCTTATGGAGATTCTTGGAAACGTCGTGGAGGTGTAGGTGCTTTCATGATGTTAGCTAGAAAGTTCGACAGAATAGAAAACCAAACTAAAGATCAAGAGTGGGACATCTTTAAAGCGGGTATCGAATACTCGGGAGAAGATGGTCTTTTAGACGACATTCGAGACTTACGAAGGTATCTACTTTTAGTCGAGCAACAAATATTAAATAAAATAAACCCACCTACAGATGACGAGGAGGACTTATGAAAAGTTATTGGTCACAATTAATACAAGCGATATCAGAAGCAATCTACCCTGAGAGGAGAGAAGCTCGATTAGCTGAAGAAAGAAAAGAACTAAAAAAGCAACACGCTAAAGAAGCAGAGGTAAAGTTGAAAAAATTTACTCCAGAGGAAGAACCTGCTGGAGAGGTTTCACTGCCTGCGGATGAGCCTAAAAGAGCCAGAACAGCTAAAGGACGATATAAAGGAGACGATGACTCTACCCCTAACATCAATGAAGCATGGGTTGGTGGCAAGGCTCCTAAGAAAAAAGCTAAGAAGTCTAAGAAAAAGAAGAAAAAATAGTGCTACAACATTCTATGCTAAGTCCTGAGAGTTCTTGGTCAGTTCCTCCTGTTTTTCCTCAGTTTGGGGAGGATGAAACAGTTGCGGTTGACCTAGAAACCTATGACCCTTACCTCACGACCTGCGGTCCAGGATGGGCTACAGGTCGGGGTCATGTGGTTGGCATAGGTGTAGCAACTAAAGACTGGTGCGGTTATTTTCCTATTCGACACGAGGGTGGAGGCAACTTAGATGAAGATGTTGTTTTACGTTGGTTGAAAAATTTACTTTCTTCTGAAAAGAGAAAGGTTATTTTTCACAACGCACTCTACGATGTTGGTTGGCTACGTCGGGAAGGGATCGAGATTAAAGGTACTGTATTAGACACCATTATCGCGGCTCCTCTACTCGATGAGAACCGTTTTTCATATTCTTTAGATTCTTTAGGTGAGTTTTATTGTAACGAAACTAAAGATGAATCGTTATTACAGGATGCAGCACTCGCTTACGGAATCAATCCTAAGTCAGAGATGTATAAATTACCTGCAAAATATGTTGGACCTTACGGTGAGCAAGACGCAGCACTCACTTTAAAACTTTGGCATAAACTTAAACTAGAAATCGACAGCCAAGACTTAAATAAGATTTTAGAAATGGAGTCGAGACTTATTCCGTTGCTTTTAGAAATGCGGTGGAGAGGTGTTCGAGTTGACGAAGACAAAGCGGGTGAGGTAAGTGAAAAACTTTCTAAAGAAGAACAAAAGATTCAGGTAGAAATCAAACGTAAGTATGGTTCCGATGTAAACCTTTGGGCTAACGCTTCTTTACAGTCTATTTTTGACAACAACGATTTATGGTATCCTCGAACAGAAAAAGGCATGGCTAGTTTCCAAAAAGACTGGCTCGAGTCTCACGAACACGAGTTGCCTCAATTAATCGTCAGGGCTCGCAAACTTAATAAAGCGAGAACGACGTTTATTGATAAGATGATCATGGAACATGCGTTTAATGGTCGCATACACGCAGAGGCACATCCTATGCGTAACGATCGTGGTGGAACAGTTAGTGGTCGATTTAGTTACAGCAATCCCAATCTACAACAGGTTCCTGCACGTGATCCAGAGATCGGTAATTTAATTCGTTCATTATTTATTCCAGAAGACAGTTGTCAGTGGGGGGTGTTTGATTATTCCCAACAAGAACCTAGACTTACGGTGCATTACGCTAACCGTATGAACTTATCTGGAGCTAAGTCAGCGGTTAAAGAATATACTGAAAAGAACGCAGACTTTCACCAGATCGTAGCAGACATGGCTAATATACCCCGTAAACAGGCTAAAATGATTAACTTAGGGCTTAGTTATGGGATGGGTAAGGAAAAGTTAATTAAAGAACTAGGTCTAGACGATACGGAAGCGGAAAAACTCTTTAAACAATACCACGAAAAGGTTCCGTTTATCCGTGCTCTGCAAGATCAATGTGCAAGGGTAGCGATGGATCGAGGATACATAAGAACTTTTGCAGGCAGACGCTGTCGGTTCGACCGATGGGAAAGCCGTTATGAAAAAAGCACACCGCTTCCACTCGAGGAAGCAAAACAAAAATATGGTGAAGACCTAAAAAGGTCATTTACTTATAAAGCGATGAATCGTTTAATACAAGGCTCGGCGGCAGACATGACAAAGCTCGCGATGCTCGGACTGTGGGAGGAAGGAATTGTTCCTCATCTACAAGTGCACGATGAAGTTGATATCTCAGTAGAAAATACAGAACAAGCAAATAAAATAGTGCATATTATGGAGCACTGCGTAGAACTTGCCGTTCCTCTACTGGTTGATAAAGAGTTGGGTAAGTCGTGGGGTGAAATAGAGGAAGTATAATTATGAAAGGAATTTCAGCAGAAAAAGCAAGAGAGAACTCTATCCGATACCGTGAGATTTTCGATCGATGGGTTGGGGAAGAGATTACACTCGAACAACTCGGAAACGAGTATGGAGTTACAAAACAAAGAATGTGGCAAATCGTTACTCGATGTAAACTTGCCGAGGGCGATTATTATCGAGGAGTTAATCTAGCTCGGAACAAATGGACGGAACTCTACTCTACCTATCAAGATTCAGAACAGACTAAACGAGCTTTTAATGAATGGCTTGCGAGTAAAGAAATCAAAGTTGCCGTAGATAATAAGAAAGCTGCACCGCATACAGGCTGGGATTTAAGCTAATCGTATACTGCTTTACTTTGCCGTTTTTGGTATATAGTATAGGGGTATGTATTATTTTAGCAATTATTTAACAGACGAGCAACTTGAAGCGGTAGAAAGCAAGGGCACTTGTCCTGTATGTAAAAAGAATCAAATAAAGGGCAGACAAACAAAATATTGTAGTGCTGAGTGCAGAACAACTGCTAATAATGAAGCTAATAAATATCATCCAACTAATAGAGAACCTACAGAGCGAAACTGTCTTCAGTGTGGTGTTGTGTTTATAGGAACAGGGTTTTATTGTTCTAAAAAATGTAATGAACAAAACAAGCGTCAGAAACATCAAAATCCTACAAGCACTTATGGAACTAAAGGTAGGAAAAAAGAAAAGAAAAAAGAATATAAGAAAGAAGTACGTTATGGTTTAGGCGATCCTACGTGGATGCACGGGAGTTTTGTAGGTAATATACCTGACAATGTTCGATACCTTGTTGCTTCGATACCTGACAAACCTTATACCGAAGAAGACATGCAAGAGATCGATAAAGTAATAATCGAAGAACTCTCCCCCCTAAGAACAAAAAGACCTAGATATCGAAGATCAGAGAAACAGGCTACAGAGCAAAGAAAACAAAGAGCTCGGAAAGCCATAGGTTGGGAAAAAGGTTTAAAATTCGATTTTAAGAAAAGAAAGTTTGTAAGTGGATAAGGAATTACAGGACAACCCCCTTTTTTATAATTTTGTTAGAAAAATGTATGACAGTAATTGCAGAGAAAGACGGGAACATGGACAAAGAGAGTTTGAAAATGTTTTTGAATATTATAGAAAATATCCTGAATGGCTTTATGAAAAATACACAAGCATAAATGGCTAAAGAAAAAAATTTATGGCTACTTATGAGGAAAAACCTACCTCATATACACCTACAACGGATCGAAACAGGACTTACGGGTTCGGGTGTTCCTGACGTAAACGGCTGTGCTAAAGGCAAAGAATTTTGGGTAGAACTAAAAGAGATCCACGGAGGCAACAAACTTACTCTACGACCTATGCAAATATCCTGGATCGCTAAACGAGCAATGCATGGCGGACAAGTTTTTGTTTTAGCAAGGAAACACGGCGAGATTAAGTTGTTTCATGTTGATGGGTTAGAAGGGGCAAAACAGTTGGTAGAGGGTGGATATAAGTCTGATGCTCTGCTTACTCTTAATATTCCCTACGACTGGGAAGCTCTAACTACTGCTTTACTTTCGTAACTATCACGTTTACTATAAGGGGGTAGTTAAAAAACTACGATCATTAAACAGTGCAAAATAACTTTAGAAAGGAGAATATTATGGCACATCAAGTAGAAACAATGGCATGGGCTAACGATGAGCCTTGGCACGGATTAGGTGTCGAAGTTCCAGCAACCCTTACACCATTGGAAATGCAGGAGGCAGCAAGTCTTGACTGGACAGTTAGTAAACGTCCCAGTTATACTATCGATGCCCCCGAATGGAGCGAAGATGTAGGTCTTATCCAAGCGGATAAAACTTTTCACATTGTTCGTGATAGTGATAACCAAATACTAAGTCATTGCGGTAGAGATTATATCCCTATTCAAAATGAGGACGTATTTAAATTCTTTAAGCGTTTTACTGAAGCGGGACATATGACTATGGAAACCGCAGGTAGTTTAAAGAATGGTGGTGAGATCTGGGGTCTAGCTAAAATCTCGGAAGACTTCGAGCTTGTCGGCGAAGACCAGATCAAAGGTTATCTCTTAATTAACCAACCCCACATCGTAGGCAAGTCTATGATTATTAAACTTACACCGATTCGTGTTGTTTGTAATAATACTCTTACATTTGCTCTAGGATCCGCAGGGGCTTCTTTCCGTATACCACACGTTAAAGCGTTCGGAGATGAAGCGATACGCGCCGCAGAAGAGGCTCTAGGGCTATCTGGAGAGCGTATGGCAGAGTTTAAAGAAGCCGCGACTTTCTTAACCAAGAAAAAGGCTAAACATTCTGACTTCTTAGAGTATGTCGGAGAAGTTTATCAGCCTACTATGATAGCAGACTACCGTAGAGACCAAGAGCTAAAAGCTCAAGGTAAACTCATCGGTGAGCTACCGCCATTGGTTGAGAACTTTAACAAGTACCCCAACTTAGCAGTTGAGGCTTTAAAACATGCTCCAGGAGCAAGTTTGAAGTCTTCCAGAGGTACTTGGTGGGGTGCACTTAACGCAGTTACCTATGTAGAGGATCATTTACACGAGTCTGAGATTCCTGGAAATACCCTACACAGTGCGTGGTTCGGTGCAGCAGCAAACCGCAAGAGCAGAGCGCTTGACTTAGCTGTCAAGTATGCAAAGGCGGCATAATGGCTGAAGAAAACCCTAAACAGTATTTCATCGATGATGAAACTTTAGCAAAAGTATGGGTTGCCTTATTTGAGTCGGAGCATTACGCTCTGGCTCAAGAGGTTTCCGCCTACATGATTGCTCAAGGCTGTCAAGAAATAACGGGTGTCGACGACAACGTTTTGATCTTAAACTTTTGGCGACACTTTTTAGAAGAAAAAGGCTTAGTCCAATTCCATGATGAAGAACCAGAGGAGGTGCACTAATGGAATATAAAATCGAAAAGGGAATCCCTCTGCCTCCCGATACAAGAGCAGGGACAACAATGTATCCTTTTAAGGAAATGAATGTCGGTGATTCGGTATTCTTTCCTCTATCAGAAGGCGATAATGCAACACGGATGAAAAACCGTTTATCACAAGCTACTCGAACGTTTGGCAAAAAACAACAGCCTGAACGTCATTTTGTGATACGTTATCGGCTAGAGGATGAAGTATCAGGAGTGCGAGTGTGGCGGAAGGACTAAACATTGCCGCATGGATTGCCGAAAAGTTTACCGAAAAAGAAGAACAGGTAAACGATCTACATCGGTATATCGCACAACTGGAAGAACACTCTCAAATGCTTGGTGAGTTGGTGTCTCATATAGAAAAAACAGACTTACTTCACTCTACTAAGAAAGTGGGAAAAAGTGAAAGTTGGTTTGTAGATGAGAAACTATACGAATTGGTAGATAAAGCCAACAACTTGATCGCGGGTCCAACTCGTGCTTACGTTGACCAAGATTGAGGTGTTCGCGTTATGTTTTTACTGCTTTACTTTCGTAATAATCTAAGGCAGAATAAAACTTGGTTCGTTATAGTAATAACGGGAATATTAACAACACAGAAAGGAGAAAGCTATGCAGACTCAAACTGTTGGCTCTACGAAAAGAGCACCTGCGAGGAAGGTTTCTAAGAAGCCTCTGAGCAAAGCAAAAGTCACTGCAGTGCCAAAACCTATGAGCAAAGGGCGAGGAGCCGCCAGAACTTTATACAAGTTCAACGGTAAGACCCCTGAGCAAAAAGGTTTTACACCGCAGATGTATGCGCTGATTCAAACTGCAGACGAAGCTAAAAAGAAGGAGCTTGACTCCTCTAGCTTCACTGCACAGGATCTAGTGGCATTAGCCGTGAAGAACGGTACTTTGACGACAGGTCAGGATCCGCTAAGAATCTTTAGATTCTACGCGAAGAGACTTGTTGAAGAAGGCTACTTCAGCAAAGTGTGACTTTGCACATTGATAAGGTGTGCTACTAAGCGATTAGTACAGGATGGCACTTAAAGGAAAACTCCTGTTGGATGGGTTTATAAGCATCCTATAAACAACGCCTTATCGAGTCCAGAAGCTAAGTTGGACTATAAATATAATAGCAAAGAAGCAGTTGGTAGTCTGCTATATCAAAACTACCAGTAGCCAGTGCGAGGGTTGATAGGGAAATTAGCAGTTAATGAACTATCCTTAAATGTTAATCCAACTGCCCACTGGCTACCACTAAATCTCAGCTTCAATTAGGAGACCAATATGAAAGTATTAGGAGCAATAACATTTCTAGCAGGGATGTTCGTATTTATGAGCGGTTGGATCTTTTTAGATCTCGCCTCATTACCCCTTAAACAAGACCTTTATGCACTCGATGTGCTAGGTTTTTTCAACCATTTGTTTTCATTAAACCCAAGAACAGCAAGTTTTCAGTCTATATTGTCTGCAATATTTATATTGATGGGCTGTGCAATTTGTTATGCAGGCACTGTCATGGTTAGAGAACGATGAAAACCAATATACAAATTATTATCGACGACGAGGAACGGCTCGATCTCGGTAGAAAATATCACGATACCAAAAATAAACATCTGATCACTCGAGACGAACTCAGAACGATTGTGCATGAGTTTATGCAAGAAATCCTGGATTCGGACCAAACGGTTAAGAAAACAACCAACGAAGTGGTCTCTACTGGATCGTGGAGAAAAATTTATTATTATGAAGGTCGCAAATATTCTAAAAAAGAATGGGAACAGTTGCCCGATAGTCCTCGCAAGTTCTATGGGCTTGACGACTAAAAGTTTACTGCTTTATATTCGTTTTTATGGCTTTTATAATATTAGGTATAACTAAAACAGAAAGGAGAAAGTTATGGACTACGTTGAGTGGAAAAAACAAAACACCGACAGGTGGAACCAAATCTTAAATGACCTTAGAGAGTCAGGCGAAATAAATATGTTTGGCGCACCCCGATGGTTAATGGATAACTATGGTTTAGAAAAGTCCGAGGCGAATGAAATATTCACCGCTTGGACAAAAACTTTTGAAGAGAGGACTTGATCATGGGAAAGAAAGTATATCGAGAAATAGAAATGGTTTCGGAACAGCTTGAAAAAGTAACATACCTTTGCGATATTTGTAACGGTCCGATAGAACACCACAAAGATGAAAACGGTCAGGTGTACTGGAACAAAGGTCATAACGCAGAGCCTGTCGTAGAAGACGGTCAAGCGTGTGATACTTGTAATGACAGAGTAGTGATCCGTTCTCGAATGGGCGGTGATAATTTAACGGTTATGAAACAGTTTGTAGAGGTATTACAGATTATGGAGCCTGAGAACCGCAAAAATCTTATCAAATATTTTGATATTCAGTTTGCGGAAAATTTACAGCAAATGGTTTCTAGTGAAATTAAGAGAAGGGACGACGACTAATCGTTTAGTGCTTTACTTTCGCTTTTTTGTAGTTTAAGATTAAATTATAAGTTTTTATGGTAAGTCAGGATTTTTTGTATTATTGTTTGCCTGACTTATCGGTGCGGTCTGCTCCTATATATGTTAAATGTAGATGTTTGTTCATTCCAGATCGCACCACACCAGTTTTTTAGAAAGGAGAAAATTATGGAAAAACCATTAAAGGATATAATAAGCATCCTCGATAGCTTAGTAAAAAGAAACCATGAACAGCAAGAGCTCAACAGCGAGATCTACAAAGCTGTTAAAACGCTACAAGATCGTGTCATCCTTCTCGAAGGACAGAACCACGTTATGGACACCGTAGCCCGTATTACAGGAAACCTCGATGAAAGCCGTGATTGATTTTAAAAGATTTAAAATCAGTATGTATATGGACTATGTTTCTAGTCATATGCACAGGGAAGGAGATGGCAACCATCTTACTCAAGAGGAGTATTACGAAAAATACGAAGATTTTTTGAAAAGAGAATATAAAGAACATTCTGTGCAAAAACAGGAGAATGTCTCATGATGGCACACGTTGAAATTATCGTTAAAGATCAACGACTTAAAGAGTACGGATTGCCGAAGTTTGCGACCACAGGTTCCGCAGGACTAGACCTGCGAGCACTCGAAAGGGTGGAGCTCGGATCGGGAGACCAACACGCATTTAATCTAGGTTTCGCGATTGCTCTACCTTTCGGGAGTTTTGCTCTACTCGCTCCCAGATCTAGTTTAGGTATTCGTGGCATTCATCTGGCAAATTTGGTGGGTATTATCGACAGCGATTATCAAGGCGAACTTATTGTTCATTTGAAAAACAACTCTAGGCATCCCGAACCCTATATCGTTGAAGAAGGTCAGCGGATTGCTCAACTGCTCGTATTGCAATATCATCCTGTGGTTTGGGAAGTCGTTGATAAATTTAGTTATTCCTCTGAACGCGGTGAAGGTGGGTTCGGAAGTACGGGTACTCGCTAACTGCTTTACACTCGTTTTGCTGTTACTTATAATATAAGGGTACTTAAAACAATAAATTAGAAAGGAGAAAGCCATGTCGAAAGACAACGAAAAACAACCACTAACCCTACACGAGAGCGGATTCTTTGCAACTTATGATTCCCTGGACGAGGTCATGAAATTTATGACTAGCTACGGAGGCAAGGAAAATGCTTACCTTTGTGCAATGACACAGGCATTTACCATAAACACGCTCGTCAAAATAATGGACGAACAGTGTGACGGTACTGCAATCGCTAAAAGAGCCAAGCCTATCCTCAACATACGGGAGGCAAAGTCATGAGCGAATCTATAATAACTCAATTATTAAATGAATCACAACTTACCGAACAAAAGAAAGATCTTTTGGTAGGCGAGATCTGTGCAGAATACGAGCGTTTAAGATATAACGGCACTGAAAAGCAAGTGATGCGTATATACGAGAGTGAGCGAAACGGGAACGAGGACAACTATATCCGAGAAAAAACACGAAAGTATTTTAGATCGGGCGAGGGGTTTGCCTCATATCTTGAAACAGCAAGGCTATACACACTCGGTGAGATATTACGGGAGAACGTAGATGACTAAATATAAACATATATATAGAGTATCTGAGCAGACTGTAGATGTGAGAAAATTCACTATTGAAACCGATAAACCATTTACTGACAATGATGATGACGGACAACCTTATATTCTTGACGCTATATGTGAAGTTAGTATTACCAAAGAAGGAGATACGAAAACAGGTACGACAGATGACGGAGTTAATTACAAAGTCACTTATGTTGATACAGATTATGGTGATGATGGACAAATAGATTGGGAGTATGAGGAATGACGAATCAAGAAGAAATCAGTAATGCTTTGTTTAATTGTTTAGATATAAAAGGAACGCTTGAATCACACAACCTTATGAACACTACTAGAGTTCATGGTGGAACAGAGAATGAAGATACACTCGGAGATTTAATATCTGATGTCATTTTATTTTTAGAAAAACTAGAGGAGGTGTCCAATGAGCACACGAAGTAATATCGTATACAATACGGGCGACTCGGTCAGGGCTATCTACTGTCACCACGACGGTTATTTAGATCATAACGGACGAATTTTGTTCGAGCATTATAACAGCGAGGATAAAGTTGAGGCGCTTATCGAATTAGGCGACTTTAGCAGTTTAAAGCCTACCCTCGAAGAGACTCGCAAAAAACTGATGAACTGCGAACAAGAAACATATTACTCACTCAACCACTATATGCACCAAGTCGACGGCTGTAATATCGAATATATCTACCTTTGGGATAAATATATGTGGTGGATCTCTCGGAGTGTTGCACTTAATCTATGGGATCGTTCCGAATATGAGAAAGGCTACAAGGAATGGATCTTTTACCATTCTAAATTTGAGCCACTCGCCCAAGAACTCGCCCAGTGGGACTTAGATAACCCTACAGACGAGCAGGGGCAGTATGTCTAGGCTCTTGTACTGCTTTATAATCGGCTTGTTGTACCTTATAATATAGGGGTACTTAAACAAAATACTAGAAAGGGAGAAAGTTATGATAATGCCAAAAGATACCGAATGGTTGAGACGACGCAAAGCCGAGACTAAACGAATCGGTGAAATAGTCAGCGAGGTTATCCACAGTGACGAAACAAAATGGGAATACGTGACTGGCGGCACCGACCGAACAAGTCTACATATACCGATTGACGAGATCGTTGTCAGTGGACGATGGGGTCATTTAAAGTTAGGTCATCCTCAAACAGGCACTCGCAGAAGTGACGATTACTATTACTGCACTCACCGATTTTATATTAATGATACGGGTCACTGGGTGGTTTACTACGATATCTACCGATACGAGCGATTCGTTAGAGGTATCGATGGTGAGAAAATTTAACTAAAACAATAATATAGGAGAAAGTTATGTACTTTGAATTAGTAGAAGAAGAAACAAAACAAGAACCGACCCTTGCCGAAATGGTCGAAACAATGTCTCAGGACAGAGGGTTGAAACCTTACGTCACTCGGAGCCGATTTTACAATATGGAGATCGTTCTGAGGGAGGGTAAGCGACTCGCTCGAACGAAAAATCGCACTAAAAGCCCATACCACACATTCTGGGTCGACGACGAGCTCTACAAAGAATACCTTGCCGAGGGCAGAAAGCCCGTGGAGGTGTAGTATGGAAGATTTAAAGAAAGTTGTTAATTTTTTACAGCCCGTAGTTAAGTCGATTAATAAACACCACAATCAATTTTACGAGTGTGATTACTTCACTGTAGCACCTGAGGATTTATTATTGGATGAGGAGAGTTTATCACTGGTCGAATTTATGACCGCAGATAAAAATCTACCCGAACATTTCAACGGAGAGATTCCTTTAATACACATGCGCTGGGGCGAAGAGACGGGCGCGAGTATAGTGCTCTTGCTCACCCCAGAGCACCAAAAACTACTCGACTCTGTGACACATACGGCGCTTATGGGTACAGTATTTGAGGAGCGACTGACTGCAGTTTTACTCACCCACGAGTATTATCAAACAACGGCAGGTTTCGGAGTGTTCGACCGTATACATGCGGAAGACTGGATGTACAACCATCACGATGCTACGGCGAGAGAAGAATACATTTTTTATAAGAGTCTCAACTTTATTCTTGAGGAACTTGGGCTGAGTTATATTAAAAACGATTGTGTTCACAAGCCGTGGGAGGTGTAGAGTGAAAGAACCTAAATTATACAAGCTCTACTTCGAATACAGGCACGAGGTTCAACCGAAAGATGAGGTCTTCGTTTGCATTTGCCGAGCCGAGCAAGTAGAAAAGATAATGAAACATTATTATGAACTCTGGGACGAAATTGTGGAGAGACAAATCTGCAGGACTTTGAACGAATACTCTATCGAAGAACTAACAAACGATCCAGTATTACAGGGTTGGGAATCGTTCGAGGGAGTGATACTTGAGGATCTCGAACCAGAACCAGGAAAGCGCTTTTATTATTGGGAAGACGGAGTAGATGGATACACGCTCGAGCCTATCCTAAACGTCGGTGGCGGTTCGTAGGCTGCTTTATAATCGCTTTACTGTACCCTATAATAGGGGGGTACCCGCGCTAGGGCGGGATTTAAAACAAAAAATACATAGAAAGGGAGAAAGAAATGTACGATTGGAAAAAACTAACCGATGCCATCGAATATCAGAAAAGTTGGAATACTCGGGATTGTATGGAAGATAAGACCTTACGAGAATTTGCCGAAACTTGCGAGTATTTCGAGTTAGGCGATATGGTGGATGTAGCGATTGCTACGATAGAGGGAGATCTATACTTACTGATAGATTGGGAAGAAGATGATGCAGCAGAAGAGACTGAAAAATCTGTAGCATTTAGAATCAAAACGATAAATAAATAGAAAGGAGAAAGAGATGGAATTATTTGAATTAAGGGTTTATCCCAAACCAGAAGACGCTTACGAAGACAACGGAGTGTTTATTACAGTAGCCGATAAGATTACTCTCGAAAAGGTAGACGAAATACTAGGTCATTATTTCAAACAGGAAGCCATAGAAAAAGCTGAGGTAGTCGCAGTCAGCCATACCGATGAAAAGAAATACTTCGCACCCAGAGACGGGTTCGATTGGATGGAAATTAACGAAACTAATAATATATAGAAAGGGAGAAAGAAATGTTAGAAAACATCGAAACAATCAAAAAGGGGACCAAGCTGATTACAAACCAGCTGTTCGGGATCCCGACTAGAGCCATAGCTATGGAAAGTATCAAGCAAGGACGCGGACTGAAACAGTATTTACTTTGCGATGTCAAGGGAGCCGAGAAAGGATTCTTCGACGAGTGCGGTAGCGTACCAGTAAGTAACATCATTGCAATCGTGGAGGAGGACTGATATGAAAATATACGAAATATATGCAAACGACGAGCTTTGGGACGAGACCAGTTGCCCGTTTGGGACTCAGGTATTGAACCGTGAAACATACAAGCCGCTAGAAATGTCCGAGTTAGATATATACAAATTGTGCGAACAGTTGAGTGCTGCAAATATAAAGTTTACTGACTCAAAAGATAAGCTACATATAGACATGCAATGGGAAGACGAAGATTATCTTTCACATTACGAAATTTGGAATGTACTATACGCTTACGAAGGATATATTTACAGTATAAAGATGGCTTGGATTGACGGATGTTATGGATATACCATGACCAGAGAACCACAATTTAACAAAAAGTATTTATAGAAAGGGAGAAAGATATGGATAAAGTAGAATACTTAGAGGAACAGACGTTCTTCAACAACGGTCAGTTCACCGAAGCTGAGATGGACCTTATGAACGAGGCACTTAACCATTTTCTACAACACCTGAGTCGTAGACAAACTAGAGCTGTCGGATTACCTACAATTAGTGTAGCCATCAGGGAGTCCGTAAAGATCGAAGAAGTAGAAGATTTAATCCAAAAGCTCCAGGAGGGCAGTTGATATGAAATCACCTTACCAAACTTATGAACAGCTAGGAAACAGAGTTCCGCGATACCTTGCGGATGAATTTGGAATAGATTCAATGTCGGCGACAGCAGCGGAGGACTACATTAGATTGGCAAAACTTGAGCCAGTGCCCGTTCCTACAAAACAACAGGCATCCTATCCAGGAGACCGAACGACATGGTATGTCGATCCGAAAAGAACGCAAGCATTCAAACTATTAATAACCGCAGGGACAGCGGACAAGCTACTCCCAAAGAAAAATAAGCAAGTACCGAAATATGTTAACAATAAACTCAAGGAGGCAGTTGATATGTTACCACCAAAAGTAAAACTCGAGGAAGATGAGAGAAAAGAAATCACTCAACTAACTATAAACTCGAAGATATCACCAAACCATGCCGAAATAGTCGAAGACATCACCAATATCAGGGATATGCTCGAGCAGCAGACAGGGATGTACATCAGCGCTCCAAATGTAATACGAGCGTGTATCAAAGCATGGTACGACCTTAACAATAATGGATAACTTAACTAGCGCGTGGAGGCGCAGTATTATGGAAGCAAGAGAAATAAAAACAGAAATGAATAACCTACAACAATATGTTGAATACGTTCAGCCAGTGGTCGGTGAGATAAGAAGATATCACAATGTATACCACAGCATTCAATACCTGAACGTAAGAGCAGAGGACATATATGCGGAAGGCGGTTATATAGAGTTTCGCACCGAGAGCGATCTCAAAGAAGCTATTCCTATGATTTACGCTAATACGCGAGAAGAGAGTGGCGGTCATTTGATCATGGAAATAGCTCCCGAACAGCGAGAGTTACTCAGTTCAGAGGTGCTCAGCGTAATTCACGGAGACGGTTGGAACACCGATTGGAAACAGTGGTGGAACAAAACAGCTGACCAAACGGTTTATCTACTCATGGATCACGGGGGTATCAGTGAAAGAGATTTTACGGGCTTTTATCCATCTGACGACTTTGCAGATACAGTAGATATCAACTCAGCCTTGAGATTTATCACTCATAGATTAGGTCTCAACTATCTGATAGATATATCCGAGATATACAACGGAGGGATAGCAGAGTTTATAGACGACCAGAGTAAATAAATCTCCCCCAAAGATCACTCTGTGGTCGCCCCCGATTGTCTGACAGTCGGGGGTTTTTTCGTTATTGAATCTATTGGTATTGTTTTTCTGGAAAATAAAAAAGTTTTTGAAAAAAGTTTTTCAAATGTACTAATATCTCTAATAGAGTAATAGATTCACTCTACAGTCCTCTTGTTCACTGGGTTCTTTCAAATGTCAAAAGTAATAGATTTTCTATTAGTTATTAGAAACTATGGTAAGATTCACTAGAGGGCATGAGAAAAGTATATAAAATGAGTATTTTATAATAAGATTGTAATAGCATTTGGAGAACCTTATGAAACAACTGACTTACACAAATTTGGTCCCTGCAGAGGATGGAAATGGCTTCGTTGATGAGAACGGTAAGATTTGGAAGCAACTCAACTCAAAACAAAAGAAATTTTGCCGTGAGTATATGAAAGGTCAAACCGCTACGCAAGCCGCGATAAAAGCGGGATATACCAAGGATCGCAAGGGTGCCAAGACTCAAGGGAGTGTATTACTAAACCATAACCCAGTTGTACGCAATTATTTGATTGAGTTGGAAATGGCACTCGCAGAGCGGGATGCAGTTTCCTTAGAGAGCCACTTATCCACCCTCCACGATCTACGGGAGGAGGCAAGGGACCAAGGACAGGTGTCCGCGGCTATCACAGCCGAAGTCCATCGAGGGAAGGCGGGCGGACTGTACATCGACCGACGCGAAATACTGACCGCAAAGATCGATATGATGTCCAAGGACGACATACTCACTCGACTCGAGGAGCTGATCAAGAAGCGAGCGACCGAGTCAAACGTGATCGAGGGAGAGTTTGTACCCAAAAACTGATTGGATCCAATTGCTCTACTCTACTCTACTCCATACAATTGCATCCAATTGCTTGAGCCCAATCCCTTGCCCTGACTCTTTCCCTCGCTCTTTCGGTCCGTGGCTCGCGGTCCAGGATCGGCGGTTCGTGGATTGATTACACTGCTTTACTTTGCAACAGTTCTTTAGTACAATTCTTATATGGTAGCAAAAGGGTTGTTACCAAACCTAGAAAGTAGAAACGGAGAAAGAAATGAACCAAACTACGAAAAAAGCGGATACTGCTTCAAAAGTATCAAAAATAGATTCGAATTACAAAGCACCGATTGGTCGCAGTACTTCGAGCAATGCAACGGTTGAATTACTTAGAACACCAGTCGCAACCGATAAAGTTCCACCGCAAATGGGGAAAATTATCGAAGCGTTGGTTGTTTCCAAAAGTAATACACTGACTGTCAGAGAGTTGATTGGTGAGAACGAATCAGGTCTTAACAGTGCGCTGGATGCAATCGGACTAGAGACAGAGCAGACACCTGCTAGGATCTGGTCATTCTACCGCAAGCGATTGATTAAAGAAGGTTTCATCAACATTAGTTGATTGAGCCCAATCGCAAGGAGTCGATCGAAAGGTCGGCTCCTTTTTTTTGCTCTACTCTACTCTATCACTCTACTCTATCCATCACTCTATCGCTCGCTCTATCCCTCGCCCTTTCACTCTATCCCTGACCCAATCACTCTACTCTATCGGTCTACTCTATCGATCCGTCTTTCGTTCCGTGCGTCCCTCGCTCCTTGGATCCTTCCGTGCGTCCGTCCGTCCTAAAATCTTAGTTGTTAGCCTAGTAGCCTAGTAGGTTAATTAATTAATATATATCTTGACATAGTCAGTCAGTAGTCCATACTGTGTATACCTTAGATAACTAAGGCAACGACATATAAAGGAATAATCATGTCAAACAATAATACAAAGTCAGTTAAGACTCAAAAAACAAGTAAGTATGACTTTAACGCACTTAAGCAACAAGCCCGTAAGGGAAGCAAGGGTGGATCATTAAGCCCTACTACAAGGGTTAAAATTGACCCTGAGAAGTTTATAGCTTTTCATACTAGGCTACCTGCTCAACCGGCTATATGGTTTACTGAAGCGTTTGAACGTCAAGAAACTACAGGCATCTCACCTACTATTAAGGAGATGAATGACTGGTGGACTGATAGTGAAAACTATGATGAGTCAGGTAAGAACGGGTATAAGCAAGATACAGGTGAGTTTATGCCTACTTACTACACACCTAGCGGGGCAACTAAGCTACTAACTAAACGCCTATTAAAAGGTGAAGATGATGTAGCTAACTTCGTTAGATTCGTAAGCTAACCATTAACTATAACTACAACGGGGCTAGGCTAATAACCTAGCCCTTTTTTCATGCCTATTCTATATCTACTCTATCCCTTAGACCTAGTCATTTAACCGCTAATCAATTCCTAACACTACTCTATACCTTACCCCTAAGTAAAGTAGTAATGACCCCTATACCCCCTAAAAATGCGCTAGGCGCGGGTCCCACCCGCCCGACCTGGACCCAGACTCTTGGTTGCATGTACTTTTCAAACGGGACTCCTACCGAAAAAATATTTTGCAAAAAAATTTTTTGAGATTATACTTTAGAGATGGCAACATCCCCTACAGAGCGTGAGTATTTTCCGCTGCCTGATCCCGAACCACCTAAGTGGTGGCAACTTCGCGAACAGCTTCGTGGAAAACTAAGAGAATCGGAAGTACCTGATTATCGAATCGATCAGCTAATTGGTAAAAACCCTGAACAGTTTCAACGTATGAATGAACTTCGTAGAGAAGTCGCACTGCCTCAGGTTACTGGTGTTTCTGCTATTCCTCATTCATTAGGCAGTTTAGATGCAGCATTAGGGATTACTTCGGTTCCAGCATTTACAAAAACAATGGGTCAAATGGCTTTGCCCTATGCAGCAATGGGATTGGAGTCTGCAACGGGGTTCACAGACATATTAAAAGCAATAAAAGAAGAACCAGAAGATCAGCCAAAAGATTTTGGTTATTATGCTCGAAGAGTAGGGCTTCCGTTAAGTGGATTAGCTGGCGCGATGGCGATTAATCGTTTTACTCCTGGAAAAAATATAGCAAATAAACTTCCAGAAGAAATTGCAAATGTAGATAAAACTCGAAGGAATATACTTAAAACTGGCGCGATAGCGGGAGCACTTTCAACAATTCCTCGTCCGCTAACAAGTACCATAAAATACGGGAGTAAAGCGCCTATTTCCGCTGCTGCAACAAAAAATTATGCAAATATGTTTGGTCCTAATTTAACCAATTCCAGTATTGGTAACAGAATAACAGGTGCTTTTACAGGTGGTGGAGGCGATATGGCAGTTGCCCCAATATCGAGAAAAAGATTTTTAGATGATGATTTTAATTTAATTTCCGTCGAAGATTCAGTAAAAACAATGAGAAAACGTCCTGATGGTAGCAAAAGGGTTAGGGACCAAGCGGACCTAGATAACCACGTTAAAGAAATTACTAAAGCATTAGACGATGCTAGTGTTACAGGTGATTTAAAGGCTATTTCTCAAAGCGGAAAAGATCATTTTAAAAATTACAATCTAGGTCCTGAAGAAATTCAAATAATTGATTATGAATCGTTTAATCGTCCAGGTCGTCCTAAGTATAGTCATATCGCAAGGCGATATGACTTAATGTTTGGAGATTATATCCCTATAGAAGACGTAAGAGGCTGGAAGGGGTCTGAAAAAGTTATTGCTGAAGGAGAAAACCTTAGACAGTTACCTAGAACATCTTCCGATTTTGATTATTGGGAGGAGCTTAATAAATATATCAGAACCAACGGAACGAAAATGGGTGAAGCAAAACCTCTGACTGATGCGGAAAAGTCTAATCCAGGAGGGGACATATACGATATGGAATATTACGAATTAGACGGAATTCCTGTAGCATTAGGAATGTGGAGTAATTATGATGCCATGGTACCTGTAATAATCACTCCAAATACAAAAGGGATGGATACTCTTACGGGAGCTACCATTGACCGTTTAGCTGAAATTGAATTAGAGGGAATGTAAAATGCCGTTAAAGTCAGGTTCGTCCAATAAAACCGTTTCCTCAAACATTTCCAAACTAAGAGGAGAAGGCTACCCACAAGACCAAGCGATAGCTATTGCTCTTTCCAATGCTCAGAAAAAGTCTACTGGCGGCTCGATTGACCGCATAGATGAAATCGCTACAGAAACATTTGATATGCCAACTGAGGACCCTGGATTACAGGAAGTCGATTTTATTTCTTGGCTCTTTCCAGAATTAAAATTACTTAAAGGTATTCCCGCCGCATTAGGCTTGGTCACCAAACCATGGACCAAGTACACTCGTAAGAAATTCACTAAAGCAGGAAACCCTAGTCAACGAACAACGCCAGGTTCCCGACTTTCCGATCCTAAGAAACAGCCCATGCTGGATTTTTTCAAAGAAACTGAGGGAGGATCTAATTTGTCAGGACTTAGTCCGAAAACTCTCGAAGCGGTTAAAGCAAATTTAAAAGCGTATGAAGCAGCCGCTTCTCGTACAGCACAATCAGATAAACAAGGGATTAATCGTATGTTACAAATTCTTCGCGATATCGGTGAAATTTAATGGGCTTTCCGTTTGAAATAATAACTATGCTGGGCTCAACACTGCTCAGTAGTTTGTTAAGTATTTGGTCGCAAAGCCGTAAAGCAAAGGCTGAAGAACAAAAGCTCTTGATTACTAGAGGCGAGTTTGAGATGAAAGCGGTTCAACAGGCGAGGGAAGTAAAAGATAAAGGCTTTGCATGGACACGCAGAATTATCGCGTTAACTGCTATATTTGCAATCGTTTTGTTACCGAAACTGGTTGCGGTCTTCTATCCAACGGTCGATGTAACGGTAGGTTATACAAACTGGATGCCTGGATTCTGGTTCTTTAAAGAAGGCAGAGAAGTTTTCGAATGGGTTACGTTCCAAGGACTTGTAATCACGCAGCTCGATACGAACTTGGTCTCGGCTATCATTGGGATGTACTTTGGCGGCAGTTTAGTGAAAAAATGACCGCGAAACTTAGAAACCCATCCATGACCTTAACTGCTTTACTTATAAATTGAATTATTTTAAAAACGTCAGCGTTTAACATATACTTGCAAGATGGCAAAATTTAGAACACCACGAAGAAAAATAACTTCTCCTGATGACGATCCAACAATGGCTGACTTTCTTGCTACTGCGGCAGCAGGTATTGTTCCTGGAGGACTTCTTGTTTATGGAGCAGATAGATATGGTAAAAGGATGGATGCAACTGAAGAAACTCCTAGACCCGTTTCACCTCAGGATCAAGAACTTGTAAATCAGCGGATAGCTGAGTTGATGATGGAAGAACCCGTTAATGAAATGCGAGCGGTTACTCCTGATATGTTTGAACGTCAGAAACTAGGCATCGAAAGACTTCTTTCTAATCTTTATGAACCGCGTCGGGCGAGAGATATTGCCGAAACCGTTTCTACAGCAGTTGATTTTAGCCCTGCAGGAATTCCAACTTCCATAGCGGAAGGAATTCGAATGATGGGAGATGACCAACCGTTGATGGGAGCGGGCATGGTAGCATTAGGGATATCTCCGTTTAAAGGTCTGTCTAAAGTTCAATTACAAAAAGCCTATCAAAAGTTGCAAAAAGAATTAACCGAAACAATCGAAGATATAAAATATAGAGCACAATCTTATCGTAAAAGTTTTAATGAAACGGGTAATAAAGGCGACGGGTTCGATGCAGATCGTCTTGATGCTATGGCACGAAGGATGGAAAAAAGAAATTTGCGAGAACAGGATGAAGTTAAAGAATTATTAAAACAAGGAGAATTTGGTTTTGATGATGACGACTATGTGCTTGCGATCGATGAGATTATGGCTCGTGAAGGAATTGATGATCCTGCTGAGGCAGCATTGAGGTTAAAAACCCTACAACGGGGCTATGTGGATCGAGAAGCGCTTTATCAACACATGAGTAAACAAAGACGACTGGGAGTTCCAGCTTCTAAAGAACTTAAAGATACTTTCGATACTCTTCAGAAAATGACTGAGGAAAAGGCAAAAGATGGGGAACTGCTGGAACAGGTGCAGTTAGCGATTAAAAAAGGGCTTATTCCTCCCCTAACTCAAACGGGGAGAAAATTATCAGCTGTTCCTGAGTCAGGCACTAAAGAACCCGATTTTTTCCAAGGACTTGCAGAAAAGAATCCAAGTTTCAAAAAGATGTTGGTAGAAGGCAGAAAAGATGCGGGATATATTAAACCTGTTTCTTCGAAGAGTACAGAATTGCTCGAAAGAGAACTTTTTCAAAAAATAATGAACTTAAAAGTTTCTGACGCAAAAGTTACATTACTTGCTAACGATCCTATTTTCAGACAAAAGGCAGTAGAGTTTATTAGAGAAAACCCAAATATAACCCAATCACAACTTGATAACTTTATTAAAATACACGGAAATACAGCAAACGCATTTTTTGATTTATCAGCAAAAACTCCTAAAGAAGTCAAAGGCATTATCAATGCGACTCCTGAAACGCAAAAATTATACCAAGAACTTTTAGACAGTCCTTCTGCAATCAATACTCCTAGACATAATAAAGTTGGAAAAGATGCAAGCGAACAATTACGGGAAATTAAGAAACAAGTAGAGGAATCAGATTTAGAAGATAGAAACGAAGTCCTTCGTTTATTAGCGCAGCTAAGAGATAAAAAGCCTAAATGACCTCAAATAAAGAAAAGCTCAGAGCTTTAAAAAACATCGATCTTTCTTATCTCAACAAAGCTGAAGCGAAAGAATTTACGATTCTTTTAGAGGAACTCGAAAAGCGCGAGTTTCAAGAAAAAGCCACAGGAACTTTTTTAGATTTTGTAAAATCAATCTGGGGCGAGTTTATTTCAGGCGATCACCATCAGAAGATGGCAAAGGCTTTTGACGATATAGCCAGTGGTAAGTTAAAACGGCTCATTATCAATATGCCGCCACGTCATACGAAGTCTGAATTTGCTTCGCATTTATTCCCCGCGTACCTTTTGGGAAAGAATCCGAAACTAAAAATCATCGAAGCAACACACACCGCCGACCTAGCAATTAACTTTGGTCGTAAGGTTAGGGATTTGATCGATGGAGAAGAGTATCACGAACTCTTTCCTGAAACAGAACTAAAAGCGGACAGCCGTTCGGCGGGTAAGTGGCTAACAAACAAAGGTGGGGAATACTATGCAGCAGGTATTGGGGGAGCACTTGCTGGTAGGGGAGCGGATTTGTTTATTATCGACGACCCGCATTCAGAGCAAGACGCGATGTCCGATAAAGCGATGGAAGAAGCATATGAGTGGTTTATGGCGGGTCCGCGACAAAGGCTACAACCAGGAGGTGCAATCGTAATCGTGATGACTCGTTGGTCTAAAAAAGATTTGACAGGCAGATTAATTAAGAAAATGGCACAAGATCAAGGCGCAGATCAGTGGGAAGTGATCGAATTTCCTGCGATACTCCCCAGCGGCAACCCTCTTTGGAAAGAGTATTGGAAATTAGAAGAACTTGAAAGCATAAAAGCCTCCGTTAGTCCTTCAAAATGGGCGGCGCAGTACATGCAAAGACCAACAGGTGAGGGAATATCAATTATTCCAAAAGATTGGTTTATGGTTTGGGAAGAAGAAAAACCTCCAAAGTGCGACTACATCATTCAATCATACGATACGGCTTTCCTAAAAAGCGAAAGAGCCGACTTTACTGCAATCACAACGTGGGGAGTTTGGTACCCTGAAGGCAAAATTGGCGAAGAACTATATACAGGTAACGAAGCGCATCTGATTTTAATTGATTGCATAAAAGAACGATTCGATTTCCCCGAACTAAAAGCAGAAGCGTTAAGATTGTACGAATTTTGGGAACCTGATACAGTAATTGTCGAGGCAAAAGCCAGCGGTATACCGTTGGTCCAAGAATTACGGCGGGTAGGTATTCCCGTAAACACTTTTTCTCCAGGAAAAGGACAGGATAAAATAGCCAGACTAAATTCAGTGTCCCCAATATTCCAAGATGGACGTGTTTGGGTGCCTGATAATCGTTGGGGCGAAGAATTGATGGAAGAAGTCAGTGATTTTCCTGGAGGCGAACACGACGATTTAGTAGATGCAACAACTTTAGCATTGGCAAGATTTAGAGAAGGTGGATTTTTACAACTTACAAGCGATTATTATGAGCCTGAAGAATATTATCCAACGGAAAGAGTTTATTATTAATAAAATAAAGGTATGATTTACAGACATGGCTATTGAACAACAACCTTTATCCGTACTTTCTCCAATGGAGGAAGAAATTGAACTCGAGATTATAGATCAGCCTGAAGAAGAGACGGAAGTTTTTATTCAACCTGATGGAACGGTTGTTATGGGCAGCGATATGCCCGATCAAACAACAAGTAAGTTTGGTGAAAACATAGCAGAATCCCTAGATGATCGTGAATTATTTACAATATCTAATGAATTAATTGCTTCTTTCGAAGATGACCTTGATTCTCGAGACGATTGGTTTCAAACATATACCGAAGGACTTGATTTATTAGGAATAAACGCAGATTCAAGATCACAACCGTTTATTGGTGCTTCAGGGGTTCATCATCCGATACTTGCTGAAGCGGTAACTCAGTTTCAAGCGCAGGCTTACAAAGAAATGTTGCCAGCAGGTGGACCTGTTGACACAGAAGTTTTAGGAATGACAGACGACGCGAAGTTAGAAAAAGCAAATCGTGTCAAAAACTTCATGAATTATCAAATTACTTATAAAATGGAAGAATACGATCCTGAAATGGATCAGCTTTTGTTTTATTTACCGCTATCGGGTTCCGCATTTAAGAAAATTTATTACGATCCTGCAGTTGGACGCGCTGTAGCACGCTTTGTTAAGTCAGAAGATTTAGTTGTTCCGTATTATGCGGTTGATTTACTAACTTCTCCACGAATAACCCACGTTATTCAAATGACTGAAAACGAATTACGCAAATTACAAATGTCTGGGTTCTATCGAGACATAGATATGATGTCTCCTTCGGGATCCATAGAAGATACAGAGGTAGATGCGAAGATTGATGAGCTTCAAGGACTAACTCGTACCGTTTCTGATGAAGAATACACACTTTTAGAAATGCATGTTGACTTAGATATCGCGGGTTACGAAGATACAGACGATAATGGCGAAGAAACGGGTATTGGACTGCCTTATATCGTAACAATTTGCAAAGATAACAACGAAATACTCTCAATTCGTCCAAATTACGACGAAAACGACCCGATGCGCAAGAAAATTGAGCATTTTACACACTATAAGTTTCTTCCAGGACTTGGATTCTACGGATTTGGCTTAATTCACATGATGGGCGGACTAACTAAGTCTGTTACTGCGATTTTACGTCAATTAATTGACGCAGGCACACTTTCTAACCTTCCAGCGGGTTTTAAATCACGAGGATTGAACATTCAACGTCATGATGATCCGTTACAGCCTGGAGAATGGCGAGATGTCGACGCTCCAGGAGGAAAACTTGCAGATTCGTTTTTACCGCTTCCGTATAAAGAGCCAAGCAACACTTTAACCGCGTTATTGGGTTCTTTAGTTGATTCAGGCAAAAGATTTGCCGCGACGATAGAAGATCCAACAGGAGATGGTAATTCCGAAGCGCCCGTAGGGACAACGGTTGCTTTGATGGAAAAAGGACAGCGGGTAATGTCCGCAATTCATAAAAGACTGCATTACGCGCAACGTTGCGAGTTTAAAATTCTAAAAAGAGTATTTGGTGAATTTTTACCGCCTGAATATCCGTATCAAGTACAAGGCGCTTCTGAAAACGTATTTAAAGAAGATTTTGACAACAGTGTAGACGTTATTCCTGTAAGTGATCCAAATATTTTCAGTATGACGCAAAGAATTACTTTAGCGCAAACACAACTACAAATGGCGCAATCTGCACCTGAATTACATGATTTACGAGAAGCGTATCGTAAAATGTATATTGCTTTAAACATTAAAGACATTGATGCCGTTCTTCCACCTGAGGAAGAAGTACCGCCAAGAGATCCAATAAGTGAACAAACTTCAGCACTAACAGGTGATCCGATAAAAGCCTATGATTTCCAAAATCAAGAAGCATATATCGCATCTCACTCCGCATTTTTACAAAATCCGATGGTACAGCAAAATCCAGCGGCGGCTCAAGCGATTAGTGCAAATATACAAGAACGACAAGCAATGTTGTACAAATTGCAAATTGAACAAGCACTTGGTCAACCATTGCCACCGTTAGACGAGCCGATGCCACCAGAAATGATGAACGAAATTGCGATGGCAGCTGTTGCTGCAACACAACAAGTCACAGGTCAAGCTCAAGCAATGGCGCAAGCACAAATGATGGCACAACAAGATCCGCAACGACAAATGTTCGAGCAACAGTTGCAATTAGAGCGTGATCAGTTAATGCAAAAAGAACAAGAAGATATGCGCGATAAAGAAGTCGAAATGGCGAAAGCCGAACTTGACGCACAAGTTAAACGTGAGAAAATCGAAGCAGATGCTAGAAAAGAAGACACGAAAGCGGCGATTGATTTACAAGAACTTGAGCAGAAAACAAAAAGAGACGCGGAAAAGAATTATACTGAATTAGTTAAAACCGTTCGAGATACTCGAACTACAAATGGAGAAAAGTAATGCGTGATTATTACGATAATGACAAGTACCCTTCGCCTTCGCCTAAGAAAACAAAGCCTGCGCCAAGTTTTCCTAGTGTAGAAGATATGACTAAAATAGAGTCTGTAGAAGCGGGGGAGTGTCTTGATGAGCCTGAAAAAGCTAAAGTAAAAGCAGCTTACGGGCAGACTAAAGGTCTTCTTTGGTATCGTTCTATTAAGTAATTAATGGACTATATCGTTGCAACGGAGCATTTGCTTCGTAAAATCCGAGAGAGGAAAGAAGCTCTCTCGCAAACGTTGGCTGGCGGTGGTGTTGAGAATTTTGAGCAATACCAAAGAGTAGTTGGCGAAATCGCAGGTTTGACTTTCGTTGAACAGGAAATTCAAACCCTACATTCTAATATGGAGGATGCATATGACTAAAACTGTTCCAGACCGAGTAGCTAATTTTGGCAGCACCGATGTTGACGAGATCCCTATTGATCCCGTTCAAGAAATCACAGTTGACAATTTAGACTCTCATGCAGACAAGTTACCCAAACCAACGGGTTATCGTGTCTTAATATTACCTTTTACTTTACCTGAGCAAACCAAAGGTGGAATTTACCTAGCTAAACAAACTTTAGACAAAGAAAGAATTGCTACAGTTGTTGGCTATGTGGTTGCAATGGGCGCAGATGCCTATAGCGATCCACACAAGTTTCCTGAAGGTCCTTGGTGTAAAAAAGGTGATTGGGTTATTTTTGGCAGATATGCTGGAGCTCGTTTTCAAATTGAAGGTGGCGATATGCGACTTTTAAACGACGATGAGATTTTAGCAACTATTGAAGATCCCGAAGCAATTTTATCATAATTTAACCACATGGAGGAAACCATGCAACAAGAAGCAGAAAATCAAGACATCGAATTAGAACTTCCCGAAGGGGAAGGAGATGTCCCTGCTGTAGAAGTTGTAGAAGAAACAACCGCTCAGCAAGAATCTAAAAAAGACGAGTTAGACCAAATCAGCGATTCTGTACAGAAACGAATTGATAAGCTAACTTATAAAATGAGAGAGGCAGAAAGACAGCGAGATGAAGCTGTTAATTATGCTCAAAGTATGACCGAAAACAATACTACTTTGAAAGAAAAATTAAAGAATTCCGATTCTTCCCTTTTCAAAGAGTACGATAATAGAGTACAATCGGATATTGATAAATCGAAAATACTTTTAAAAGAGGCACAAGATGCAGGTGATGCGAACGCGATTGCAGACGCTACTGAAAAACTTTCAAGAGCTAGTGCTGAAGCTGAAAACCTTAGACGTTTGGCAGCTCAGCAGCAAATTAGGGAACAAAAACAAGCTCAAGAAGTTTCTGTTGAATCTTATCAGCCCTCTTTACAGCCTGAACAACCTCAAGTTGACCCTAAAGCAGAGGCTTGGGCTAAAAAGAACGAATGGTTCGGAGACGATCAAGCGATGACTTTTGCAGCTTTCGGAGTTCATAAAGAATTAGTAGAGCAAGGAGTTGATCCAACATCTGATGAATATTACCAAATGGTTGACAATAAGATGAGAGATAATTTCCCCCATAAATTTTCACAAGAGCAGTCTGCCCCCGTGCAACAGGTTGCTGCCTCTAGCAGAGGTGCTAGTGGGAAGAAAAATGCGCGCAAAGTAAAGTTGACACCGAGTCAAGTAGCAATAGCGAAAAAACTCAACGTGCCGCTAGAAGAATATGCTAAGCATATCGAAGGAGTATAAAATGACAGAAGAAATAAAAAATTCAGAAGTCGCATCAGATCGAAACTCACGATCTGCCGAGACACGAGTCTCTCAAACTCGCAGAAAACCTTGGCAACCCCCGTCCATGTTAGACGCACCCGAAGCTCCTCCTGGATATAAATTCAGGTGGATTCGTGAAGCCACTCGAGGCGAAGATGATAAATCTAATATGTCTAAACGTATTAGAGAAGGATATGAACCTGTGAGAGCAGAAGATTATCCTGATTTTGAAGCGCCGACTATCGAAAATGGTTCTCACAAAGGAGTCATTGGGGTTGGAGGATTAATACTCGCTAAAGTTCCAGTAGAAACTGCAGCAGAGCGTAATGCTTATTTTCAAAAACAAGCACAAGACGCAATGCAAGGAGTGGATCAGAACTATATGCGAGAAAGTGACCCTAGAATGCCTATTAAGGATAGTGATATCCAACGGTCTTCTAAGGTTGAATTTGGTAGTAGGAAAACTTCCGACGAATCGTAACTTGTATTAATAATAGGAGATTATTATGGCTAATACAGATAAACCTGATGGTTTTACACCCGCATACCACATGTATGGTGGTGTCATTCGTCCTGCAGAGATGAGAATCGCTAGTGGTTACGGAACAGCTATTTATAGCGGTGACGTAGTTACTCTTTCTAGTGGTTATGTTCAACAAGCAGGCGCGACAGACACTCCTATAGGGGTATTTTACGGTGTATTTTACACCGCGTCTGATGGGACACCTACGTTTTCTAAAGTATGGACAGCAAGTACAGCCACACAAGGTAGTGCAGATGCTGAGGCTTTGGTTTATAACGATCCTGGTATCGTTTACGAAGCTCAATTTACCGCTGGAACTCCAGCAGTAAGTTTTATCGGCAATAAGTATACTCTTTCAACAACCGCAGGTTCTTCAACCAACGGTAGGTCGAAAGAGGGAGTTACTGCAACTACTTCGAGTGGTGTTGCTTTATGTGTCGGTTTCGCGGACACTCCTAGTAACTCTATAGGAGCATATGCACGTGGACTCTTCACATTCCCAACTAATACATTCGCAGTCTAATTAGGAGAATAACATGGCTATAAACAGAGCACAACTCGTAAAAGAACTTGTCCCTGGACTTCATGCTCTCTTTGGATTAGAGTACGAAAGGTATAATAACGAACACGAAGACATCTTCGACACTGAAAGTTCTGAAAGAGCTTTTGAGGAAGAAGTAATGTTGACGGGTTTCGGGGAAGCACCTGTTAAAGGTGAAGGCGCTGCTGTCATCTATGATACTGCACAGGAATCGTGGACTGCTCGTTATTCGCATGAAACAATCGCACTAGCGTTCGCGCTAACAGAAGAAGCAATCGAAGATAACCTCTACGATACGCTTTCTTCTCGTTACACGAGAGCACTAGCACGTTCGATGCAACAAACAAAGCAAGTTAAAGCGGCTAACGTTCTTAACAATGCTTTTAGTTCATCTTATGTTGGCGGTGATGGAAAAGAGCTTTGCGCTACAGACCATCCAACCGTTGCGAACGTGGATCTTGCGAATGAGCTGTCTACAGCTGCAGACCTTAACGAAACCTCTCTTGAACAGTCTTTGATTGATATCGCAGGCTTTAAAGATGAGAGGAATCTCAAGGTCAACGCACAGGCTAGGAAACTTATTATTCCGCCTGCTTTGCAATTCGTAGCCGATAGGCTTATGGAAACTCCAGGAAGAGTTGGTACTTCAGATAATGACATCAATGCAATTCGCAACATGGGAATGATTGCGGAAGGCTACGTTGTTAATCATTATCTAACAGATACTGATGCTTTCTTTATCAAAACTGACGTTCCTAACGGACTTAAACATTTCGTTAGAACTGCCGTATCTACCAGCATGGAAGGAGACTTCGAAACTGGTAACGTAAGATACAAGGCTAGAGAGCGTTACAGCTTTGGTTGGAGTGACTGGAGAGGCATTTTTGGCTCACCAGGAGCGTAGTTCCATTTACGTGAACTTGAAAGGGAGCTTCGGCTCCCTTTCTTTTTTGAACTTTATACTATAGAATAAAAAACGAACTAGGAGTAAATTGTCCTACAGACTGACCTAGCAGACTCGCCAAGACGGTAGGACTTATTTTTTCGGAGAAAAAATTATGGCACAATCAACCTTTTCAGGTCCAGTAAAATCATTAGCTGGTTTTATATCAGCGGGTAATGCTAATGTAGTTAGCCTTACTGCTGACACTTCACTTACGGTAGCTTCTCATGCAGGCAAAGTATTAACGTGTAATGACGCAGACGGTAAATTTACTTTACCTTCTATCGTTGCAACAGCCCCTGGACGAGATGACGATCCAAATCAAACTAACAATCTGGGAGCTACTTTTATATTTATCGTAGAAACTGCTGCAACAGATATGGACATACTAACTGACGGAACAGATAAGTTTGTTGGTGGTGTTTATACTGGTAAAGATGACGCAACAGGTAAAACGTTTATTTCAGGTGCGTCTAACGACGTTATCACTATGAACGGCACAACTAAAGGCGGACTTGTAGGCAGTATCGTAAAAGTAACTGCTATGGCTTCTGCGAAATACGCGGTAGAGGGAATTATACTTGGTTCAGGAACTATAGTAACTCCATTCGCTGACGCTTAATATTAGGAGAACACTATGAGTTCAGATGTAAAAGCATCAGTTCCTTTAACAAGTTCAGGACGACTCCAAGGATATATTGGAGCATCAGGAGCAGGAACTGCTACAAATTTAGGTTCATTACGAATACAATCTATACAGGCTCAGTCTAGTGATGCAGATGCAACTATCATTATTTATGATGGTACAAGCGCTAGTAGCACAAGAATAATAGCTCAGTTTAAATTTGGTTCAGCAGCGAACGAATCTTTTGATCACTACATACCAGGAAACGGCTGTTATTTTGGAAGCGGTGCTTATGTAGCTTTGACTAACTGCGACTTTTTTGTTGCTTATTATCAATAAGGGATAGTTAAGCTATGGCAACTTCTGGCACTCGCGCATTTAATTTAGATGTAGCGACAGCGATAGAAGAAGCATACGAACTTGCGGGTTTAGAAGCCCGCACTTCGTATGACGCGGTTACAGCTCGTCGTTCTTTAAATATCATGTTTGCTGATTGGTCAAACAGAGGCATTCAAATGTGGGAGGTTTCTAAAGTAGAGCTAACACTTACTGAAGGAGACAACGATTATTCTATTAACGCTTACGACATAGATATTTTAGATGCGTATATTCAAAGAACTGTAAATGATGTTGTTACAGACTACACGCTAGACAGAGTGGATCGTAATGAATATGTCGGAATTCCTAATAAAGCAACAAAAGCAAGACCGACCGAATTTTGGCTAGAACGTTTAAAAACTCCCGTTATTCATCTTTATCCAACACCAGAGAACTCAACGGACAAACTCATTTACTATGCTTGGCAAAGAATTGAAGACGCTAGTGCGTCTACTCAAGACGTAGACATTCCAAGTCGGTTTATGCCTTGTTTAGCTTCAGGATTAGCTTATTATTTGTGTTTAAAAAAGAATACTCAGAAAATTCCAATTATTAAACAACAATATGAACAAGATTTAGCTAATGCTTTAAAGTATGATGAAGACCGTTCTTCTATAAGACTTGTTCCTAAACATGAGTATATATAATGAGTTATGCCAGTGGTAAATATGCGCAGTTTATATGTGATACTTGTGGATGGGCTTTTGCATATAAAACAGCAAAAACCACATGGGAAGGTAATAGAGTTTGTGGAGAATGTTACGAACCGAAACATCCTCAATTAGATCCTCCTCCAATTAGTGTAGATGCGGAAGCCTTATGGAAACCAAGACCAGAAGTGCCTATGCCTCAATCTCAATTAGGTGCAGTAACTACAGAAGACCCTTCTTCTGCGGTTATTGATTCTAGAGGAACGAATGCAATGTCCTTTACAGATGATCGTATAGGAAGTAAATTTGATGGAGAAGAAGGAACTGGTGAACTTGGCGATATAACAGTGAGTACAACATAATGGCAGGATTTACATACGGCACTTTAAAAACAGCAATTCAGGATTATTTAGATAATTCTGAAACAACTTTTACTAATAACTTAGATAATTTTATTCAAACAGCAGAGGAAAGAATTTTAAAAGCAGTTCAACTTCCTGTGTTTCGTAAAAACGTAACAGGAAGTGTTACAGCTTCCGACACCTATTTAGCGGCTCCTGACGATTTTCTAGCCCCTTATAGTCTAGCAGTACTCGATGGCAGTAATAATTACAGTTATTTATTACTAAAACACGTTTCCTGGATTCGAGACTATACTCCCGCCGTAGCCACAACTGGCGAACCCCTTTACTATGCTATTTTCGATAATGATAGTTTTATATTAGCGCCTACACCTAATTCTAATTACAGTGTAGAACTTCATTATTATTACCGACCTAACTCATTAACAACAGTTAGTTCTAGTAGTCAAACATGGTTATCAGAAAACGCACCAAATGCAATGTTGTATGGTTCACTAGTAGAGGGTGCGGTATTTATGAAATCTGATCCACAAACGATTGCTTTATATGATAGTAAATTTCAAGAAGCGTTAGGAATGTTAAAACTTTTGGGGGAGTTTAAAGATGTCAGAGATGAAGCTAGAAACGACCAAATAAAAATTTTAGCACAAACTCCTGATGTCTAAAGAACTTACGGGTAGAAAGATCGCTATTGTTGCGATGGGTAAAAGTCAAATAGACTATCATTTATCTATAAGCCACAGTCAAGAATACGATGAAGTTTGGGCTATAGGCTCAATGTGCGCTGTTGTAAAAGCCGATAGAGCCTTTATTATGGATCCAGCAACTCGGTTTTTTGATACTTTCGATGCGGGACCACAAACTCAAGTTATGCGCAGAACTTTGCCTAAATTAGATATTCCTATTTATTCTTGCGTGGAAGATACCCGTGTTCCTGGAATAGTTCTATACCCTTTAGATAAAGTTATAAAAGAAACGGGTTGTTCTTATTTTAATAATTCTATTGCTTACGCTATTGCTTTTGCACTTTATAAAAAAGTTGGTTCTATAAATATTTTCGGTGCTGATTTTACATATAAAACTAATGTTCATTTTGGAGAAATGGGACGAGCTTGTTGCGAATTTTGGTTATCTAAATGCATAACTAAGGGAATTGATGTTGCAGTTGCTCCAAGTTCTTCATTGTTAGATACGAATGTTCCTATACAAGAAAAATTATACGGGTATCATAGACTTGAAGATCCTCCTGTTGTTTATATAAACAAAGGAGAATTAACTATTGGAAAAACTTCTGAAGTTTTAGAAAATGCACCACTTATAGGAGTTTCAGGAAGAAAAGATATAGGACCACCAGAACCAGAGAAATATTAATGCAAACAGATAAATTCGAAATCTCGATAGGAAATCTTGGAGTTACGACAACAGATCGTCGAGGACATACGGTAGAAGAAGTTGCTGAAATGGCAACTAACAAATTAGTTTCAGTTGCAGATACTGCACCTGGACCAATAAAAGCACAGGCACACGCTTTTAAAAATTTGTGCCAACATATTATTGCTTATTATATGCAAGAGGCGATTAAAAACCATATGTGTACTATAGGTAATCAACTAGAACAGCAAGGTCATAAAGATCTTGCGGAAATTATAAGGAGACTATAATGGCTATAACTCAGGCAATGTGTACTTCTTTCAAAAGTGAGCTTTTGCAAGCGGTACATAACTTTAAAGCATCTGGAGGAAACTCTTTTAAACTTGCTTTATACACTAGCTCCGCGACTATGAGTGCTGCTACTACAGCTTATAGCACAGGGCAAGAAGCCTCAGGAACGAACTATACTGCAGGTGGAGCAGCTTTAACAAACGTTAATCCTACAACATCAGGAACAACTGCGTACACTGATTTTGCTGATTTGACTTTTGGAACAGCTACTATCACTGCGAGAGGTTGTATGATTTATAATGATACAGCCAGTGGCGATCCAGCAGTTGCCGTTTTTGATTTTGGTGGAGACAAAACAAGTACAGCAGGTAGTTTTACAATATCTTTCCCAACCGCAGACGCAAGTAACGCTGTTATTAGAATAGCGTAACCAATCATGTCTGGTTGGGGTCGATCCACATGGGGTACTGGTCCGTGGGGTGAACCTGCAATCGTTAGTGTTACAGTTAATGTAACAGGTGTTGCGGGAACTACTGCCTTAGGAACAGAGACCGTTAGTTGTGATGCCAATGTCGCAGAGACAGGTGTTGCAGCTACAGGGGGTATCGGCAGTCTAACTGTAACAGGTGTAGCTAATGTTACAGAGACAGGTGTAGCTGGAACAAGTGCACTAGGATCGTTAAGCATCTCTGCTGATGCCAATGTCAGTGAAACAGGAGTAGCCGGCACAGGAGCTGTCAGCTCTCTTACTGTTACAGGGGTTGCTAATCTTTCTGTTACAGGACTAGCGGGAACCACCGCTTTAGGCACGGAATCGGTTAGCGCTGATGCGAATGTCAGTGAAACAGGAGTAGCTGGTACAGGTGCGGTTGGTACAGTTGTTGCGAATGGTGTAGCGATTGTAGGTGTTAGCGGTGCTGCTTCAACAATATCGCAAGGCGATGAAACAGTTACTTGTGATGCTAATGTTTATCCAACAGGATTAGCTGGAACAAGTGCATTAGGTACACTAAGCCTTGTAACAAACAATATTATTTCTGTTACTCAAAGTGCTAGTACAGGACAAATTGGCGACCTTACTTCTCAAGCAAGTGCAGGAACTTCAGTTACAGGAGTTAGCGCAACAGGAGCAGTTAGTCAATTACAGGTTTGGGGAAAAATTGTTCCCTCTCAAACACCAAATTATACGGAAGTAACTGAAACTCAAAATCCGAGTTGGACAGAAGTAACGGAAACTCAAGACCCAGGATGGAAGGAAGTTGCTTAATTTTTATAAAAAATGCGCTATAATCAATAAATTGGAGACAGAATATGGCAACTTATGTAAATAATTTAAGACTTAAAGAAATCACTACTGGAGATGAGTCGGGAACGTGGGGGACAAGTACCAACACGAATCTCGAGTTGATTGGGGAAGCACTTGGTATAGGCACTGAAGCCATAACTACCAATGCAGATACACATTCAACTATTGTAGCAGATGGTCAAGCTGATGCAGGCAGAGCCATGTATCTTAAATACACTGGTGCTTTGGATTCGGATTGTACGATTACAATTACTCCAAACACCATGAAACGAGTCCAAATTATAGAAAATGCTACTACAGACTCAGGTAGCTCAGGACCATATAACATAATTATTTCACAAGGTTCTGGAGCAAATGTAACGATTGCCAATGGTAAGGTAGCAATAGTACAACTCGATGGTGCTGGTTCTGGAGCAGCAGTATTGGATGTTTTGACTGATCTACAAGTTACAGATACTTTATCGGTTAATGGAACAACCATAACACTTGGTGATGGAACAGCAGAAGATACAAAACTTGTATTCGATGGTAATGCACAAGATTTTTATGTTGGGTTGGATGATTCAGCCGATGATTTACTTATTGGTTTAGGTTCAACAGTGGGCACTACACCAATTATTTCTGTCGATGAGAACAAAGATGTAGCGATCCCAGATGGCGGATTAACCATTACGACAAGCGATAATACCGATCAGCTTTCTCTTGTTTCAACGGATGCTGATGCAGCAGTTGGTCCAAACATTAGAATGTATAGAAACTCAGGCTCACCAGCAGATAACGATTACATAGGTGAAATACAGTTTGAAGGCAGAAACGATAACTCTCAAGATGTAATTTATGCTGGGATTGCATCGAGGATTGTCGATGCTTCCGATGGCACAGAAGATGGTCGTTTCGAGCTTTACACCATTTTAGCTGGTGCGCAAAATTCTAGAGTTCTTGCTAATAGCACAGAAACAGTTCTAAACGAAGACTCAGTAGATTTAGATTTCAGAGTCGAGAGCAACGGCAATGCCAATATGCTTTTTGTTGATGGCGGTAATGATCGGCTTGGAATCGGTGGGAATAGTCCTGATTGTTTAGTAGAAATAACTGGTGCGCATACTTCTAGTATCGGAATGTTGCATTTAGATTCAACAGACCACGCATTTATCGCTTTAGATGCTGCTGGTGCAACCAACGATAAAGGTATTTACTTTCAAGAAGCTGGAACTTCTCAAGTTATAATAGACCACGATGGTTCAGCCAATCAGTTAAGAATACACGATGGTTCTTCTACTCATATGGTTATCACTGATGCTGGACTTGTTGGAATCGGCACTACAAGTCCGAGTACCAATCTACATGTTTATTCAACAGCAGACAACGCACCACATCTTCTTTTAGAAAATTACCAAAACGCTGACACAGACGATGCTGCAGTTATTGAGTTGTACTTAAACGATCAAACAACAGGTGGCATTGGCGATGATACAGATGTTGGTGTTATCCGATTTACAGGTGATGAAAAAGATTCTGGAGGAAAAGAAACTTATGCAGAGATAAGAGGTGTTGCACACGATCCCGGAAGCGGTTCAAGTAATAAAGGTCATATATCTTTCTTTGTTCAAGCTGCTGGTGATTTAAATGAAACACTTACACTAGATGAAGCAAAAGTTGGCATAA